CATCTTTTTCACCACCATCTTTTTCACCACCATCTTTTTCTAAAGTTTTACTACTTGCTCTACCAGAGCCAAATTGTATAAGACATTGATCGAATACTGGTTTATCTTTTAATATCATCGCTTGTCTCAATACAAATTCTAAATGAAAACTTGCTGATGAAAATTTTAATGCCGATAATTCTATAATACTTATTAATGGTGAATTCGCTTTAATATCATCAATCGATAATAGCGTCTGATTATCGTCATATACTTGAATATTATTGTAGGTATGTTTATTTATTCTTGGTATAAATGTTCTTAATAAATGCGATTTTTTATAATTTTTCACTGTATCTATCCAATTATACTCTATATCTTCCATAGTTACTTCACCTTCCACAAACCACAGGTCTTTTTTGTCGTATATTAATTGTTGTATATGTTCTTCCATTGTATTCAACCACTCTATAAAATCATGATTATCCGTGTCAAATAATAGATCGCAATATATCTTCTTTTCTGTTTTATGAATACCTCGTTTCGTGTTGCATTTAGGAGTTTGAAATAGTATAGGGTTTCCATCTCTCGATATTTTAGCTAAATATGTCCCACCTTGTATTGCTTGCGGCGAATGTATTTTCAATTGATCAAAAGGATAGTTCTCATCTGTTTTTAATAAATAATCCATTTTATTAATTATAGAAAAATTCTTTTCAACTTATCACGCAAAACATTTATAATTAAAATACAAATATTTATTAATGTTGTCTAAAGAAAAAATCATCAATGAATGTTTAGAAGTATTAAATAGAAAAGAAGTAAAAAACGAATTCAAAAAAATGATGGCTCCTTTAATAGAACTATTATTAAAAGATATTTATCCATATATTTATTTGTCTATCATTTTTGTCGTATTGAGTTTTCTATTAATTTTAGGGATATTTATTTTATTGTTGCGTAACAATAAATTTTTATTAAAAGCCAATATAAAATAATTATTAATATTAATTATATATATAATGGCACGTAGAGCACACACACGTAGAATGGCCGGCGGAAAAAGAAAACGCCGAAGAGCAAGTCGTAAAAGCAAAAGTCGCAGACGCACTAAGAGACGCAGACGCAGTCGTAGACGCAGAGGGGGAAACATGTTGATGAAAGCAGCAGTCCCTTTTTCCTTAATGTATTTAAACAGCAGATATGGTAAAAAAAGCAAAAGTCGTAGAAAATTTAGACGTTAAATATTTATGATTTAAATTAATTAAATATTACTTTATATCATAAAATAATGGACCGATTCCAAAATAATATTCAAAAATGGGTGGAGGTAGATAATAAACTCAAAAAATTAAATGAAGAAATAAGAGCATATCGCAACCAAAAAAACGAACTCGCCGACCAAATTCATTCAGTCGTTGAAACAAATAATTTAAATAAAGCCGTTATTGAAATTTCCGATGGTTCTTTGAAATTCAATACAGTCAAAAATACTTCCCCTTTAACATTGAAATTTATTAGTAAATGTTTATCTGAATGCATAAGCAATGTTGATACGGTTGATAATTTATTAAAATATATTAAAAATCAAAGAGAAAGCAAATATATTCCACAAATTAAAAGAAATTATAAATAACTTAAATATTAATATCTATTTCATTTAATGAATATTAATATTGATGACGATGATATTGAAAATCAACTTTTTCAAGAATGGCTCGATGAAGACAACTTTTTGAACGAAAATGACCCCGATGTACGATACAAATTATGTAAATATTATAACTCTATTTTAGAAATTGTCAAAAAAGCCGGATATACTATTAATAATAAAAAAGAATTTAAAAATGAACTGGCAACTATGATATATAAATTATCATATGCCAAAACGTAGTATAAATTTATTTAATGACCCCGATGATGCCGAATTACAAAAAATCACTGAAATATTCACAGAAGATGAAATTATGGATAATAAAGAAGTCGCCGATTTTTTGATAGACAATCATTATACTAATTTCATAATCAAATTAGAAGACCCTATTTTGAATCTTTTTAATTTTTTAGGAAGGCATAATAACGCCCCCAACTTTTTACCACAACATCAAGACCTCGGATATATGTTTATCGACTTGATATATAAACATATTAATAAAGAATATGATTTTGAATTATTAGACCTTAACCCCACCTTTGCCGACCCTTTATTTTCGGTGTATAATGAGAAAAAGAGAAAGGCTATTGTAAAAGAGGCCGTTGTAATTGGTAAACCACAATTAAAAAAATTCGATTGGGCCACAAAAACATATAAATAATATCAAATATATATAAGTATGAATCCAGAAGATTTAACGGTATATAAAGACCCCCAAACGGGCGGATTGAAAAGTTTAGGATTTAGTATTAAAAGCTTATTTCAAGCCAATGATTTTTCTTTAAAACATAAAGGCGGCAATAAAGACACCACCTCTTTTTTTGAAAATATAGAAAATTACTCCGTTCCTCTCCCTCTCGCATTATTACATCAAAAATATAATAAAGTCGGTGGTTCAAAAACTAAACCAATCGACAGATTTAATGATAAAAATCCAGAAATGTATTTGACTAGTAAAAGTATGAATGAACGGTTGCTTAAATTGGCTGGTGGTCGTAGAATTAAAACTAGAAAAGCAAAGAGAAAACGACGAAAAAAAAGCAGAAAATTATTTAAATAAACACTAATATTTTATTAATGTTTAGTTAATATATATATATATGGACGAATTAAATAATGAGGATGTCTATGTAGCATTTCGTGACTTATTTTTACACCATAGAACCCACGCCGATTTGCCCAATAGAGAAGAACAAGAAGAAAGAGAACTTAGTAATTGGGAACAAGCTGAGATGGCAGGTCATAATAAAGTTGTAAAAAAAGGTGGGGTGTCGCAAAAGGAACTTGTATTAGAGCCTGGTTATAATGTATTAAGAACCAAAGATATTTTTGATTATTATGATAGTTATGGATGGATGACAGGATTACAAATGGATACAATGCCAGATGGAAAAATACAAGGAAATGAATGGGAACATGTATTACCTTTTTATTTCCAGATCATATTTGGCGGAGGATTGCATAGTAGGCCACGTTTCGATTTAGACGGCGATGCACGACGAAATCATGATCTTTTAGATAAGCTTGACATAGTAAACGCTGTAATTATAAGTGACGACGAAAACGAGAAAGCGAAGCAAACCGCGCAAGTCAAAAGAGATAGTATACTCAGTGAGCTGGCTAAACAATTAGACAAAACTATGGATCCTTCTGGTACTCATGATAAATTTGCTGGATTACCTGAATTAAGTGACGATTTATATAATGATATTTTTACTTCTTGCAGGATAGATAAAAAACAAAGCTTTGATATAGCAGTTAACCGAAATAGATTAAATATTTTATGCATGGCCAAATGTGAAAGTTATATAAATCGGTGTAAAACAAATAATTTATTTGTGACATTTTATAATAGCCTAAACCTAAACGATAGAAAATTTCACCCTGATCGTTACCGTATCCAAAGTTTCATGGACTTCGTAACAGAGCCGTTAATGACAACTGAGGATATAAAAGACCAACCATTTTGGGATCGTGAACTGTGGGGCCAAGAGTTACGAATAAAAGAATTGCCAAAAAATGCGAGTCTTAAAGCAGGGATAGTCAAGTCGCCTTCATTAAGACCTTATGTACAAAAAAAAATGGATAGAGATACGACAGAATTAACAGTAAGTATAAATAATACTAATCTTGTAATGCAAGCAGTATGTTCTCAATTAAATTTATACATGAAAGAAAGAGTTCTTATGAATTGTATTTATTTTTTGACTAATGAAGGTAGGGCAAGTGCCAAAACAGAATATGCATATTTTGGCGCGAAGGGTAGTCTTCCTAAAAGAGATAGTTATGATGAATATATGTCTGTATTTAATAGTGAACTTCGTGAAAAGTTGATAAATGAATTAAAAGAGCAAGAAATAACCGTAGATAACTTAACAAAACATCTTAATGACTGGATTCAAGATGGAAGTGAGAATGGATTTAATACACAATTTGGAGTTGAAATGGATGAATACATTAAAATTATTGCTTTGCAAAGAGAATTAACTGAACCAGATAAAGAAGCTATGAAGGAAGAAGCAATAAATAGTGTTAAAACAACATTACTTAAATCAAATAATATCAACGAATTATTCGACATAATACAAGCTGAAGGTAAGAAAAGAAAGGTCAGCCAAGGAAGTCCAAACCTTGATTTTTACGAGGGAGAACTACCAGACGACGGAAGTCCAACTGTTGTGAAAGGCCGTATGGCAAGGGCAAACGCAAAAGACATCCTAAAAAATTTCAGCCAATCACATGGTGAAACGTCTCCGTCAAAACGAGAATCTGGAAGTCCTAGTTCTGATTTGTTTAAAACCAATTCGCATAATGTTATGAAACATTATATAGCGACTTGTTTTAATTATTTATATAAAACCAACGAGGAAGTTGATACTATGCTTTACAGTATTCAAAATACAACGTTAATAGCCTTAATAAATAGTTTAAGAGTTGGAGCCGCGTCGAGCAGTGGTGGAAGAAAAAAGAAAACAAAAAGAAAGAAAACGAGAAGAAAAAGACGTAGAAAGAAAAAAAAGAGAACTAGAAGAAAAAAATAATTTAATATATCCAATAAATTATTTTTACATTTCTTTCCATTTTAATTTGTTAAATGGTCTCAAATCCATATCCTTGATTTTTTTTTTGTATTTTTCCGACATTTTATCCAATTCTATTTCTTCTTTCGTTTTTGGATATGGCTGCATATCATCCTGGCGTTTCTTATCTTCTTCGCCTTGTTCTGGTTTAGCCCCATAACAATTCACACCAAATCTAACCATTGGATTATCAATAAATCCACCATTTACTCCTGGTCTTCCGCAATCATTGTTGTGTGAATTTGGACCACATTTGCCGGTTTTCTGTAATTTTTCCCACGTTACTTTTTGTGTTGGGAAAAGCGCCATTTGATCCTTAGACCAACCATAACTACACCATTCGCCACCTTTATTATACGAATCTTCAATTTGACTATATGACGCTAATTCAGAATTATATGCTTTGCATATAGCGTTTGCTTCTTTATAATTATATTTATTGCCACCAATATGAAATACTTCGTCGGGATTTACCTCTTCTTCGGGCTCAACATTTTTAGTTTTAATACCATCAACTGATATATCAATTTCTGGTTTAGGACTAAATATTTTCGATAAAGCGGTTTTTATGTTTATCCCCATTGTGTACTGAATTCCATTTATCATTATTAAAAATATAAATAATCCCCATAACAATATTTCAAACATAGATAATGCTGAAAATGATTCTTTTAATGGACCATATGTTTGGTTAGTGTCATTATAGGATACTCCTAAATAATCAAAAGTGAAAAAAAATAATATTAAAATTGTTACAACAATAAAAATTCCAATAGGATTAGCGTCCAATCCATATAATGAAGTTCCTAATTCCTGAAATCCAATAGGACTAACAGTTGCTTCATTAAATTTTGGCTTTATATTTGGATTTCCTATGGAGGTGTCTTGAACGGCATTGCTTGATACGGTTGGGGCGGCCTCACTAGACGCGACAGATGGTTCATTATTGCTTGCCGACGGATTTGGTGGAGCACTTGCCGATACTTGTTCTGATTTATTTTCCATACTTATATATTATTCATATGATTATTTTTTACGATAGAAAAAACAATATGCTTGAGGTGTATTTAATTTATTTAAATCTTTAATTTCAACAACATTTGTATCATTATATAAATACCATTTGTTGTTCGCATTTTTGACAAAAGATGTGTAATGTCCGCCTCTAGTTCCCCCACTATGATTGCAAATACCATACAATTCATATTGTTGCTTATTATCTTTGTATCCTTTAACGTAATTTGTCATATCTAAATCATGTTCTAAATTTACCAATCTTTGGTCTTTTCTATTATTATTGTTAAATCTTTTTAAAGTAATTATTAATATTTTGGGTAAACTCCAAAAACTTATTGTTTTGGAACAATTTTCTTTAACACTTGTTCCTTCTCTTTCTACACTATACTTTTCATCTAAAATTTCTTTCGCAGTATATTTATCGATACACTGTGATATTGTCGGATTATTATTATTATTAGGCAATTCTAATTGTAAATTAAAAAAGGGTTCTGGTGTTATACTTTCATAATCACTGTCCAACGATTTAACAATTGAGACGTGAATACCATAAAATAATTCTAACATTTCCGAATAATCTTTTTTATACATATTTTTCATCATTTCGTAACACTTAACAGCTAATTTATCTTGCGACGTTACAATTGAACCAGATATTGTCATCTTTACCTCTCTTTTTATTGAGTTATGAAAGCAATCAATTATAAATTGTAAAAATTCGGCCACATCATTCTGGTCGAATCCAGTGAATACCGCGGCGTCTTTGATTCTGGCTATTCTTTGTATTGAATGTAAAAATCCACCAGGTGAAATTATACAGTTTTCACTCCACATTACATCTCTCAATTTGTCATATTCCCATAAAACTAAACTATCTGGAACTCTATTTAATTTTTTTTTATATTCTCCTTTCTTCAAAAAATCATTTAATTCGTACGTGTGCGACAAACATTGGATTGTAGAATTCATAAAACAAGTGTTCCCTAAATTCGTAAGACCAGTTAAGCCTCTTCCTACATATTTTTTCTGTTCTTCGGTTTCCATTATATACATTCTTATATATTAATTATTGGTTTTTACATTTAAACTTATTTTGTTGAATATATATAGATGTTGCCTTTTAGAAGTTCGAATAATACTGACCCGCATTCAAATGTTATGTCTGATTTTTTATTATGTATAAGAACACAAAGTGATAATTTAACAACCCTAGTTAGAAGTCATAATCAACTCAATAATCTAACAAGCGATGTTATGAATTTATATTATAGCGACCGCTCCGTGGTTAGACAACGAGAAATATTTCGCAATTATAATAATCTGACCTCATCAACCCCTACTTCCGATATAAGCAATAATACAAGTAGAGCTTGGAGACCACCACCACCAACCACCGCGCCACCTGCACCTAGAATGCCTCCTCCTCCCCCACCAACTGAACTAGATTCGGGTTTTAGACCTGGACGTTTCCGTCCTCGACCAAGGAGAACTAGGACAAATTGGCATAATATAAGAAATTCTAGAATTGTCTCTAGAGAAAATTTTATTAATTCTACACTGTGGAGTGCTAATCCGATGTCATTTCCAGCGTCGATTAAAAATATTCTTGACAATACAACACTTTGTATTTGGAAAGATATAAAAGATACAGATACTTATCGCGAAACAGAACGATGCCCGATTGATTTGTCTATTTTATCAGACGACGATTATATGTTAAAAATAACAAGTTGTTCTCACGTTTTCAAAAGAACAAATATTTTAAGATGGTTTGCTTTAAATTCAAAGTGTCCCGTATGTAGATGTGATATTGCTAGAAATATTTTGCCTCCAACCGACCCATCAAATAACACTACAAATGCGCCTGTTTCTCCTAGAAACATAGCTTTTTCAGTTAATGATGATACTTCGAATAACACATTTGAAGAACTTCGAAGAAGAGTAACCGATTTATTAGCACAATCAGACCTTTCTGGTAATAGTATAATTGCGGCTGATATTACTTTTGAAATACCAATGGATCCACCTATAAATTGATTTTAAAATAATAATATGTATTTTAGTAAATGGAAAAAAATACATATTACGTAGAAGATAATCTTGTATTATTAAAAAAAGTAGAAAAAGAATCAGTAGATTTAATTTACTTTGACCCGCCATATAACACCGGAAGAGATTTCTATAATTTTAATGATAAATTTGAATCAGTTGATGCTTATTCCGACTTTATTAAATTAAGAATTATTGAATGTCGTCGAATTCTTAAAAAAACAGGAACTATGATAGTTCATATTGAACCTAGAGTATCTCCATATTTCCGACTTATCGCCGATGCTTTATTTGGATTAAATAATTTCAAAAATGAAATTGTATGGAAAACTGGCGGAAATTCAAAAAATATAAGACAATTAAATAGGTGGCACGATACTATTCTTGTTTATGCTAAAAATAAAGGCAAACAATTGTTTAATCCTATATATTTTCCTTATGATGATGCATATAAAAAAAACGCAAAAATTTGCCCTATTCATAAAAAACTTTATAAAACAACCGCTATTCATAATTCACAACCGGAGGTTAATCCTAGGATGAACCTTCGATACGAATGGCAAGGAAATACCAGACAATGGTATGTTTGTAAAGAAAAAATGGAAGAATTGCATAAAGATAATAGACTTCAATATAATAATAAAAATATCCCAAGAATTAAACGGTTTCTAGATGAAATGGATGGTATACCTTTAAGAGATATTTGGGATGATATTGCCAATATTCAAAGCAAGGAAAAATTAAAATATGCCACGCAAAAACCCGTAAAATTATTGGAAAGAATTGTTACGTTATATTCTGATGAAAAAAGTTTGTGTTTAGATATTTTTGCCGGTTCTGGAACTCTTGGTAGAGCTTGTAAAAATTTGAATAGAGATTATATATTATTTGATATTAATGAAGATGGTAAAAAATTGTTTGAAAAGAGCATTTAATATTATTTATATTACCGCTTGGTGAAAAATTCCCTCATTGCTTTTTTCATTGCATCGCTTTTCTGTTTATTAAGTGATGGATCAAATATCAATTCTTTCACATTTTTATTACGTATTTTTGTTATTTTTTGTTGTAACTTTTCTTCTGTAAGTTGCCCTTCTTTACATTGTCTATTTAATCCTCTTACTTTTCTTTTAAAATCTCTTAATTTGGGTTTAAATTCAGGCAATTGTTCCAATACTAAACCAAATAACTGTAGCAATGGTTTCATTATTTGATTCGTTATGTAAAAATTATAATCTGGTTTTAAATTTTGGGTTTTGATATAATCAGGTGATTCTATTTTGTCTCCTTGTAATTTCACTTTTCCTTTTGTTTGTATGTAAACAAATGGCATTCGACTTCCAACCGCTGGTTTATTACCAGGATCTCTTTTTGCCATTCTATCAGCCAACACCTTATGAGCGATACTTTCTGGATTTTTGTAGAATGAATTTAATTTTTTGGTTATTATTAATTTATCCATTCCTATTTTTTCGTTTATCATATCATTTAAATATTTTTTTGAAAAGGTCACAGCTTTATTAACATCGTGTGTTTTCATTAATATATCTACTACACCTCCATATATATCTTTAACACAATTTGCGTTGTCTCTTCTTTTCAATACAATTCCCATCTCTTTTCTTTTTCCTTTATTTACATCAAATTCATGAAGCATCCCCACATATCTTTTTTTTGATAATAACAGAAATGGATCAAACGTTTTTTCATATTCCAAATCGTGCGGGTCCTTCAACCACATTGTAGCCAATTCTCCAGCTTCTACGGCCAATTCTATTGTGATTTCCAACGCCTTTTTGCCTTTTATTGGTATACCATCCATATCTTTAAGATTAAATGAAAAGAATACGCTATCGGTGTCTCCATATATATATTCCGCATCAGTTTTCACCTTTCCATGATTTTTCGTATCGCACACCCTGTTTTTATAACACCCTTCTACAATTGCCCTAGCATACATTAATAATTTTCTTCCAGTTGCTGTCGTTGAGGCAGCTATATCTATTTCATAGAATGAACTTGTTTTAGCCCCACATTGCCCGTATAATGAATTCGCTACTACCTTTACCGCCAATTGTCTTTGGTCGTATAAATCCGTTAAAAATGGAGTTGTCGCCTGTTTTTTCATTTTTTTATATACCTTTCTCGCTGCTAATAATTCTTGTAAAACAGAAGGCATAATCGCCTTTCTATTGTTTGGATATTGTGCAAATCGACATTTTTTTTTTCCTACTTTTACCTTTTCTGCTTTTGCTTTTGGATTTTTTCTTCTATATTCGTATAAATCATATTCTACATCTACATATTTAAAATTCTGTAAATCGTCATATATAAAGTTTCCACTCAAATCTCTCTCTCCAGTTGTTTTCAACAACTTCCCTTCCAAATCATATTCTTTCGTCCATACTTTACTATCGTGTGAGATATTCTCGCTAATCATAGAACTAGGATATAACGATGAATAATCATTCACTGCTACTGGATTATCTACATAAAAACCATTTTTCGGTGGCAAAACAATTGCACCTTCATAACCTTCTTCCAAATTACCCTTTTCTTTTACCGGCATTAACGTTTTCTTTTCTCTACATTTTTTTGCTATATAACTCAATAATTTAATCCCCTGACCTCTCATCGCGATGAAATCTATAGGCACAGAACAAATTTTCGACATTTCACAATATCCTGTAAAAATTTTATTTTTTAGAAATAAATTATGTACTAGGTTACAATCCTGATAACAATATTTTGCTACTTTCGCCCTTCCTTCTGGACCCTCTAATGACAATCTAAATATATCGTGTGGTGTTACATCATCTTTCGCCAAACACCACCTTAATTTACCATTTCCAGGCTTAAATTCTCCTTGTATTTTAAAAGATTTTTCTTCCAAACATAAATCTCGTATTATAAATTTCTTACCCTCTTTATATACATCAGTCGAATGATTTATTATTTCAAATTTTATATAATGCCCGTCCCTTAACCCCATTAAATTATCACTGTATATTTTTACCAATTCATTTTCTTCATATTCCACCTTGTTAATTTTGTCTCCTATATAAAATGATGCCACTGCATCTAATTTATAACTTGGCAAATTCACTGATTTTTTAAAATGACAAAATAAATCGACCTGTAACCGACCATTCATTTTAACATATTTCAAATCATATGTCCCGCTTGCAACCTTTGTAACCGATTTTGCTATTGTAGCACCTTCGTTGTTCTTTGATAATAATTTCAAAAATTTACTTTTGATTCCCAATTCTTCACATCTTGCAATCATAAACTTCCAATCAAACCCAAATGTGTTATAACCGATAACTACTTCTGGATTTTCCCGCTTTATCATTTTAGCCCATCCAACCAACAATTCTTTTTCAGTTTCATACGTTTCTATTTGTGAATTGGGAACCTCTGGAATTTCATTACAGCTATTTAATACTACCATATGGTTCAAATATCGTTCTTCATCTTCCCCCACTTTCATAAATGTACTCCCAATAAACGTTACTTTATCGCCAGCTATTTTCGGCAACGGACACGTAACCGCATGGTCTCTTATCGGCCAACCTTCTTCATCCATTTTTTTACTTCTCCATTCCAATGCTCTATCTAATAAAACTACTTTCTTTCCCGCATCTAAATTTGAATCCAAACAGTATATTATATTATTATTAAAAATATCTTTCGGTATATTTGATGGAATCCATTGTTCTTTCGGCATATAACTATCTTCCTCATCGTCTTCTGCCTGTATTTCTTCTATAGACATTTCTGTGCCTTCCCACGCCCCGCTTTTCATTCTTTCCCATTTTGACGGTTTTTTTGCTTTTGCGATTAACCTGCCTATTTTATAACTTATAATTTTTTGTATACAATCTTCTACTATACCTCTCCCTTTTAATTTTGAATTAGTATGTATTTTGCTTATATTCGCATCACATTTCACCTCAAATCCATACGCTTTTAACATCATTCGTCGAAACATATTCGTTCTTTCTTCCAAGTTTTTCTTTTTTAACTTTTCTTTATTTTTTATCCAATATTCTATTATTTCTTGTATCAATTTTCTATAATGTTTTTTTGCCAATGGAAAATCACCGTGGCTCGAACTCGCTTCAATATCCCAACTCATGATTTTCATTGGAACCAATGTTTCTTTTTCGTTTAAAGGAACAATATCTCTATATGATACATCAAATTCATATTTACACCTTGATTTTTTTATGCGCTTCGAATATACCTCTTTATTTACGGTTATCCACCCCGAAGGACTTATTTCTTTTATATGAAACATCCTCAACAATGGGGGCAGTTTTGCTTCATATAAATAAGTTGAATACCACCTTTCTTGATATTTAAATCTAAATCCTTTTTTCAAGAGTGTCCTTTTTTTATTTGAATCGTATGGTGAATACCATAAATTCTTCGCTTTATTAAACGCCTTCAAACAATTAAATCTTACTACTATAAATTTATACTCTTTATCATTATCAAAACCATATAAATCTTTTTTTTTCCTCAATTTACATTGATCTTCTAGCAACGCTTTTCTATAATATTTACCCAACGATTCTTTCAAGTATAATACAAACGTATTTTTTATTGGTATTGTCCAATCATCTGGAATTTTTATATAGAAGAATGGTTTGAAGTCGTCTGATATGATAGAATAATCATTCCCCCTTTCATCCATTCCAAACATTTGTATTCTGAATAACTTATTACATCCAAATTCTGGTTTTTTCTCATCATCTTCTTCGTCTATTTCTTCTTCTTCTTTTTCTATATCTTCAATATTGAAATCATATAGTTTTACTTGTATTTTCATTTGTTAAATATAAATAAAAAAATACATTTAAATCAATTTATTAACCGACTTAAATGTATAATTTTACTTATTATTAAATGGATACAGTAGTTTATGGACCCTCAGACCCTCTTGATTTTTATAATCAATATCATAAAAATTATGTTAATAAAATGATTCACGCCTTTTGTATTCCAATGATAGTTCTTTCTATTAGAATTGCTACTAATAACGTTGTTCTTTATTTTAATGATGCCCCTCGATGGGCTAGAGTTGTGCCTTTTTCTCTAGGACGCAATATCTCAAATGTTTATATTTGTTATTATATTTCATATGGTTTGTTTCCTGGTCTTACCATGTTTGTTTATTTTACAATTATTGAATTTGCCAATCATTATATCCAATCAAATATCCCAAGAAAATATTTCCTTGCTTGGTGCTTATTCTGCTTTGGTTGGACCATGCAATTTATCGGTCATGGCATTGAAGGTAAAAAACCCGCATTATTTGATAGTATTGGACAGTCTTTTACAAGCGCGCCTATTTTTAGCATGCAGTTCTTCTATCCCAATCTATTAAAATAATTATATATATAATATAATTTATATATATATAATATGAATTTTATGGTTACTATTGTTACTTTCATGGTTTTTTTTATAGAAGCAATGCTGCATTATAATATTGGAATTAATAGAGGTAAAAGTTTATCTAATTTTAATTTAAAATTTCCAGAATTTTTAGATTTGATTAAAATAATAATTATACTTGCTTTTTTTAGCACAATTAATGGTATTATGATCAGTTATATTGGTGAAACCGGACATTAAAATAATCCAAAAAACCATTTTTTACGGGTTTTCCTTCTCCGTCTTTTTCTCTTTCTACGCGTTTTCCCCCCTATCTTTTTTCTTCCCCCACTCATAACCAATCCAAACTCGTTATTTATTAAATTGGTTAACGATTCCATATCTCTGCCGCCTGCATAATCTTCTTGCTTTATACCATTTCTAAATATTCTAATTGTAGGCCAGCCATCCGGCTTATTCTCATCTACATTCAAAAAATTCTCATTGCCTTCCATCGAGGTTATTAACGACCCCGACTCTTGTAATTTTAATTTCCTCCCGTTTTTTTGCAATTTACTTAGTTTCTTCATTAACCCATCCCACGTTGGTTTCAATTCTTTACAATGACCGCACCAAGGTGCCATATATGCCACTATAGCAACCCCGTTTTGAACGGCCTTGTTCGCTTTTTTTTTACTCCTTTTATTCAATATAATTGTTTTGATTTCCGATTTTTTTTCTAATCCCATTTATACTTTGGTTAGAAATTTATTTATTACAATATATTATATGAAAACCGAATTAATAGTTTTAGCATTTATTCTTGGTTTTTATTTTTGTTGTACTTATAAACACAATATTACTGAAGGATACGAACAACCAAAATATAAACCAAGTGAATATGAAAACAATTCAGATTTAATAAATAAAGATTGTCCTAATTTATTATTGCGCGAAGGAAATGTTCTACATTTAATCAACACTAGGGCACCACGAATTGCTGGAATAAATCCTATTGTTTTTAATAATTTAGACGAATATATCGATTATTGGGAATTTCAACGCGAAAATGGCATTCAGTGCCCCGTTCTATATTTCCAAGAAACTTATGACGCTCAAAACCGAAAAGGTTACCGTTTATTAGTCAATCCTTTAGAACCCAACGCTGGAATTGAAAGTGTTTTTAAACAGAAAGAAAATAAAAATATCAAAAGGCTATTGACAGATGCTAATCTTTCAAAACCAAAATTTAACCAAAATCAATTTTCAAGCTTTGATCCCGAAGACCAAATGATTGGACTTGAAACTAAAGCCGATAAACAACAACATTCTGAAGACCCCATGTCTAAAAACTGGAAAGGACACGAAGCTACGCACAAAGCAATCTTATCTGGTAAATTTGAAGGTAGGACTAGAAAACCCGATGAAAAACCAATTTTAGGTTCTGGATATTAATAATTAATCAAATATATTAATTATTAATTTATTTATTTATTTCTCTTCTTCTACTGTTGGTAAAGGCACGTTCGCTGCTTGTTGCGTAGCATTCTTTTGAAACACATTGACGGATTCCATAATTTTTCCCGCTTCTTCCAATGTAAATGCTCCGCGTTTTTGTGCTACTTGTAGAAATGCTACTAGCATATTCAACGCATCGTTCTCCGTATTTACGGGAATTTGCGTAAGACTAACTTGCCTTTGTGCTGGTGCGGATTCTCCGCTTTCTGTTGGAGTTTCCTCCACTTTCATGTTGACGTTCGATTCTGCCATTATAACTTATATTCATTAATATTTTTTAAATAGTTTTTTTATAAAATATTAATTAACAAAATTTATTAGATTGCTCCAAGACTTACTTGTCTCCAATTGTAACTGTAATTATTTGCAGGACCCGTAATAGATGGCAATACATACATTGTAGCTCCGTCAGATTTAATTAACATATCTCCAGCTACTCCTACTGTAGAGGTGGTTGGTGCGACCGATGTGATTTTAACCGAATTTTCTAAGGCTGTTACTCTTGTTGTAAGGTCTGTCACGCTCGCACCAACCCCGCTTCCCGTCCCCGTCGTCAATACCGTGCACGTCACCGTTTCAAATGCCGCCCCACCACTACTATCTCTTTTTACTATCTTTGAAGCTGTCGCAAGGTTTGTTGCATTGCTAACATCTGTATTTGCGATTGCTGTTGTAACAAACTGTGTTGTCGCTAATTGTGTTGTATTTGTTCCGTCTGTAGCGGTTGGTGCCAATGGCGCCCCTGTTAATGTTGGACTAGCCAAATTTGCTTTATCATCTAATTGACTTTGTATGCCACTTGATACTCCATCTACATAATTCAATTCAACAGCACTTGCTGTTATTAATGTTCCTCCTAGTTTTAAACCATTTATTCCGTCGTGTGAAGCTACATCTAAATCATATGCGCCATCTGAAACCGTGAGATTTCCTCCAACTGTTAATGCAGACAATGTTCCTACAGATGTAATCCCGGCTTGTGCTGCTGTTGTTAAAGTAAGATCAGCAACATATGTTTTAAAATCAGACACCAAACATTGTTTCATTGTTCCATTATCATTTATTACAACACCATCACCGCCAGCTAATGGTACCGTTGCTCGACCACTTACCGCATCTCCATCTAATACGCCCAACTCTGTTTTACTTGTTGTTAATCCAGCTAATTTATTCAATTCTGCTGCTACAGCAGTAACACCCTCCAATATATTCAAATCACTAACTGATGCATTTAATCCTGTTATGGATGAAGCGGTTGCGGCATTTCCACTATAACCAGCACTTGTAATAGTTCCTAGACTGTTACCACCGTCTGAAAATGTAATTGTTCCATTATCAGCATCTAGTGTGATTCCACCAGATGAATTTAGTGTTACTGTTGTTCCTGCTAATTCTGCTGTTCCATCTGCTGTTATTGTTATATTTGCTCCTTCTGCTGTCGCATCAGTTGTTGTTATTGTCAAAGCACCATGTTCAGCTACTGTAAGAACTGCTGTATCACCTGTGGAACCAGTCATTGTAATTACCTTTCCATCAATCGCAACATCATCTACTGTCAATGCGGTAAGTGTTCCCACTGATGTAATTGCTGTTTGTGCCGCTCCTGTTACTGTTGCTGCTGTTCCCGATGTATGTTGATTTAATGTTGGAATATCACTCGCAATTAAAGCTCTAAAGCTTGGGGCGGCGGCATCACCTGAACCTGGACCAGCATATACAAAGTTTGCTGTTTGGGAACCTGAAAGATTAGCTGCTGTTCCTGTTGTATCTTGATTCAAGTCTGGAATATCACCAGCAACCAAAGCTCTAAAGCTTGGGGCGGCGGCATCACCTGAACCTGGACCAGCATATACAAAATTGACTGCTTTTGTTCCTGCTAAATCGGTTGCTGTATCAGCATTACCAGTAAGAGCACCAGTTACATTACCTGTCACGCCGTTGAGGGCACTTATACCAGCAGAAAAAGTACAAACGCCATCTGCTGCTATAGTAATAGCATCGGCGTCGCCAGCACTGCCAATAGTTGCATCATTGGCAATTTTTAATGAAGTCAATGTTCCTACAGATGTAATCGCGGCTTGTGCTGCTGTTGTTAAAGTAAGATCAGCAACATATGTTTTAAAATCAGACACTAAACATTGTGTCATAACATCACCCTCGCTAATTACAACACCATCTCCATCAGCAAGAGTTACCGTTGCTTGGGTTGTTGCACTACCATCCAGAATATTCAATTCTGCTGTGGTTGCTGTAATAGATAAATCACTCAATGATGATACACTTCCTGTTCCCTTCGCATCTAATTGACTTTGTATGCCACTTGTGACATCATCTACATAATTCAATTGTGCCGCGGTTGCGGTTATTAATGTTCCTCCTAATTTTAAACCATTTGACCCGTCATGTGAAGCTACATCTAAATCATAAGCGCCATCTGAAACCGTGAGATTTCCTCCAACTGTTAATGCAGACAATGTTCCTACCGAAGTAATTTGTGTTTGTGCCGCATCTACACTTAAAGTAGAACCAGTTTTTGTTATACCAGTTCCGGCAGTAACTGTTGCCGACGATGAAAATTGTGTAAATGATAATGCTGTTGTTCCCACTGTAATTGCGCCAGTTGTTGACAATACAAAGCCAGCATTTGCATTTGTTGTTCCCTCTTCTACAAATGTAAAAGAACCCGCCGTAACTTCAGCATCAGTGTCAAAATCGGTTGCTCTTGTTGGAGCACCACTAGCATTAACTGTATAAATACCATTTTCACTGCCATCTGCTTGGGTTTTAATAAGAATTCTATCACCCGTTGCCAATGTTATACCATCTACTGTTTCTCCATTTGCGAACGATGAAGCCAATGTTCCAGCTGCTGTCGTTGCTACTCTAACAGATTCTTTTGTATCTAATCCAGAAGCAACCGAATCAACATATGCTTTTGTAGCAGCTGATGTAGCAGCTGAACTTGTAGTAATTGCTGGTAAAGTAACTACGCCTGTGAATGTTGGGCTAGCAGATGTTGCTTTGGCTGCTAATGCTAATTCTAAAGCACTACCTCCATCAGCAGCGGATGCTGTAGCAGCATTTCCTGTCAAATCACCAGTAACATTGCCAGTAACATCGCCAGTAACATTACCAGTCAAATCGCCTGTAAATGTTCCAGCAATTGCTCCAGTGCCTGTAATTGTCGGTGATGTAAGTGTTTTATTGGTTAATGTTTGTGTTTCTGTCAACTGAACTATATTGCTGTTTGTAATACTTGTTATTTTTGTTGCTGTATCAGCATTACCAGTTGTAGCTTGGTTCAATGTTGGAATATCACCAGCAACCAATGCTCTAAAGCTTGGAGCGGCGGCGGCAACACCTGAACCTGGACCAGCATATACAAAATTGACTGCTTTTGTTCCTGCTAAATCAGTTGCTGTAGCAGCATTACCTGTTGTAGATTGGTTCAACGTTGGAATATCACTTGCTAATAAAGCTCTGAAACCAGCAGTTCCATTATTTCCGTTTGGAGCCGCATATACAAATTGTGCTGTTTGGGAACCTGCTAAATTTGTTGCTGTAGAAGCATTTCCTATAAGAGCTGCTGTAACTTGATTAAATACTACATCACTCCCTGTTCCTAATCCAAGTGTCGTGCGTTGTGCGGCAGCATCAGCATCATCTAATAAAGCTCTACCCGCTGCTGTTAAATCAGCTACAGCATATGTATCAGCTGCTGTCGCATATATCATTTTGTTTGCGGCTGTTGTCAATGCTGCTATTGAAAGAAGACCAGCATCATATGCTTGAACGTCTGAACCAATAGCGACACCTAAATTTGTTCTTGCTGCCGCTGCTGTTGAAGCACCAGTACCACCATTTACTAGTGCTAAATCAGCACCATCCGCAGTCCAATTAGCGTTGTTTATCGTTGCAGCAGTTGCTAAAGCACCTAGTCCTAAAGCAGTTCTTGAATCTGCTGCCGTTTTTAATGTAAAATTACTACCATCTGCTACTATAAAGTTATTGGCTGTTTTTGATAATCCTGCTATATCTGCTAAATTAGCGTGATATGCTTGAACGTCTGAACCAATAGCGACACCTAAACCGGTTCTTGCGTCTGATGCTGTTGTAGCACCAGAACCCCCTAATGCGACGGGAACTGTTCCTGCTGTAATAGCTTGTCCTGATATTGTCAAATAATTACCTGTAACGGTTGCTAATGATACAGGTGTAGAATTATCTGTACCCGCAATATCAACTCCTAAAGCTGTTCTTGCGAGAGGGGCTGTTGCGGCACCTGTTCCCCCTTGAGTTATTGCCAGCATCGTTGTTAAACCTGTTATGGCAGTAATATCTGAATTAGCACCTTTTGCAGCTCTTGCGGTTATTTGTGCTTGAACGCCACTTGTTACTCCAGACAAATGTCCTAGTTCGATTGATGTAACCGCGCTCACGGCGACTTTCCCAGATCCATTAGAAACCAACGCCTTTGAAATAGACAAATCAGCTGTTTTTATGGTTGAAGCAGCACCCGTGATTGCTCCAGATGTGTTGTCATCTACATATTTTTTTGTTGCTGCCGATGTATCCCCCGAATTACTATCAATCGTTGGCAACGTAACTATTCCCGTGAAGGTTGGATTTACGTGCGGTGCCTTAGCAGCAAATTGTGTTTGCAAAGTTCCCCCCGTCAGTCCAACACAAAAGTTTAATTCAGCTGCTGTTGCGGTTATTAAATGTGCCGTACTTGTTCCTCCTAAAAATAAACCATCTGTTCCATTATTGGTTGTTATTATTAAGCTTTTGTTTGCGGATAGTGTCACGTCGCCCGTAAATGTAGGAGCGTCTAATGGTGCTTTTGCAGCTAATGATGTTACTAAACCACCAGTAATGTTACCGTCTGTCAAATAATCTGACAATTCTTTTATTGTATCTAGTGCAGCGTCCGCGCCATTTGTAAGAGTGTAAAAATTACTAGATAAATCTACAAAAGTAGCCCAATTCACAGCTGCCGAATTTACTGTTTGCCAAGATTTTGGATTGTAAGCGGTTGGTGCCGGTGGGGGATTTACGATCCCGTAAATATTGTTTTCGTTTATTAATAAACCTGCAGACATTGTTATAATATAACACTTCAAAATTTTTTATATTATTATTTTTATAAAAGATATTCTTTTATATTTTTAATTGAAGTTTTCGATATTTTTCTCTCCCCGTTTGTAGTTTTCAACTTAATGTCATCTAAACATTCTAAATTTTCATTTAATTTTTTAATTAAATTATATACAGTCTTATAGTTTTCAAGTATTGCCTCAGACGTTTTTAAACTAATACCTGGTATTTGGTTTAACATTATTATATTAATATTTTTAGGTGTAATATTTTTCTTTTTTTCTTTCTTTACTACAGATGTATATGGAACATAATTACACGATGTATCATAATAACACTGCTTCTTATCACGAGATAATTTATCCGCTGTTCTTATTATATATTCCGCTGTTTCTTCTACATTTTTTGTATTTATGGTTGTAAAACCTTTATAATATTGTAAGCTAAACATCGTGACATATAATGTCTTTTTAGGTGTTCTTGTTAATTTTGCTTTTTTATCAGACCAATCTGCTATAATTCCTTCCAATAAATATACAATATTATGATTTATCATAGAATGTCCGTTCAATCTATAGCTTTGTTCGGCATATCTGCCGTCTTTTATTGAACTAGCCAAATCTGATAAAGATTTTCTTTCTATTATAATGATTTCTTTATCTTTATCATCGCATATTATTATATCACCAACCGGTAAATTTTCAATTTTTATTTTTATTTTATCCAATTTCTCATTGTCCTTTAATTTTAATAACTGTCCTATTAGTTTTTTCTCTCTATAATCAACTTTTATTAACATTATAAATGTAAATCTTTTTTTATTTTTAATACATTTAAAAAAATATTTAAATAAAAAATATTATATATTTATATAAATGCCAAAGTCTGATAATATTAATATTCCTCCAAGTAACACCTCCAAACCTAACGGCCGCTCAGGTATATGGTTCGCTTTAAATCCTTTCGCCTCCAAAGAAGTAAATACTCCAGTTCAAGAAGAAGCCGCTGTTTCAAGCGAAGATGAAATATTTTCCATGGAAGACAGTGAAAATATTGATTCGTCTGAAGATGATTTTGAAAACCAAATCCCCGAAGATTGGCAAGAAATAGATAGCAAACGAAAAAATTGTTGTTCGGTATTATCTAAAATATCGCTCCTCGCATACCCTGCTAAAAATTATACCCCTTTGATAACTCAATATGAGGTCGAAATTGATAAACATTGGAGAGATGCTGAAAAACTGTATAATAAACATTGCACGGTTGAAAATTTAAATCAAACCGTTGATTATTATATGAAAGAACTTTTCCATAATATTGGTTGGGTTTTTTTCGGTATGTTTCTTGCTAAAACGCAAAAAGTTAATGTCCCCGTTTATATTGCTAATTGTTAATAAATATTTTAAAATATGTAAAATATTTATTTTTTTGTTCTTGTTTTCTTTTTTTTCTTTTTCCTTTTTCTTCTTGTTTTCTTCTTTTTTCTTTTCTTCTTTCCTCCTTTCCTGTTTGTTCCAGGAACCCATGTAATAATGCTCTCTATTAATTTCCTTCCCTCTTCCCCTTTTCCTAGAAACGGGTCTTCTACTTCATCCGGGGTTTTAAATATATCTTCACCAAAATTTTCCCTGGCATATTTTTCATGCGCCCTCCAAATTTTTAACCAATTAACTCCTAATGTTTCCTCTATAGCTAGACTATCCCTTGCTTCTATAATTTTCATTCCATACCAACTATCAATCGGTGCTTCCTCTGCGTCTTCTTCTCTCATACTTTTTTTTGGCGATTCAGGATCAAATGGGTCTTTCGCACCATCTATAGAACTAGATGTGATCCGATTTTGAGAAAACATACTTGTCGGAGAAATTTTCATAACCATTTCTTCACTCAACCTTGAACCATTGCTCATATGTCTATTTAATTGATTTAACTGATCAAGACTGTATCCAGCTATTTTACTGTGTAAAATAGCCCTTAACTCTTCTTCTTCGTCGTCAATTTCTGGTATATATAAGGTTTTACCCTTTATTCTTCTTTTTACATCGTGTCCACTTTCTTTACCGTCACTTTTATGTGCTGAATAACCTTTTGACCCCTTACCTGAACTATTGATAGACTTTAAACTAGAACTAAGATCACTAACATCAAAAGCACCTTTCTTGTCTTCTCCCTGCTGTAGAGACGCAAATCCACTAAAAGTGCTATCTCCTGTTTTGTCGCTACCTATACTCATATTGCCGCTACTTTTACTGCTAGCTTTATCACTACTACCCTGATCATCACCATCACTTCCTCTTCCACTTCCATCATTACCATCATTACTTCTATTATCGGTATCACCGCCACTGCCACTATCGCTTGGTAATTTTTTCAAACAATCATCTAATTGTTGTCGTAATCTTTCTATCTCTATGTCTTTATCATCGTTCTCTTGGTAATATCTATCATATATTTCATCTACTACATCTTTCCAAAATTGAAATCCTAAAAAAACCTTGCTATCTTTTTCATATAATATATAATCTTTCAAATATCTTTCCAATTTTTGATATGGTTTGAAATGATACTCTACAAATTCTGCTGATATTTTTTCTGGCAGTGGTGAAGTTTTACCTGTTTCGGTTTCACTGGTAACCGATGATCTAGTCGTTACACCCTGCATTTGATATGTCTTTTTAAAGTTATTCATGTGAAAATCTACAATATGTGCCAGAGCAGAACGGGGAACAACAACAGCAACGCCTCCAGCATCAACAAAATTTTCCCAACCTTCAATTGATGTTTTTCCTGGTAAATCATTTTTTAATTCTATTATTAAATCCATAAGTAATTTTTTTAATTGTGTCACCCAACTCAAAACATCTGTCAAATGGCGATTGTTGGGATCTTCATTACATATTTCTATTATTTTATTAAATGGTTTATGTATCAATGCTTCTTCTTCAACATTTTCCAATCTATCATTTATATCAATAATATCAAATTTGATATTATTTAAATTTTGTAATTCATTTGGATTATCAGGAGTTATATTTTTATGTCGTAAACTATATTCTAATTTATTTAAATTATCTAATACCGATACAAATTCACTTGTATTATCATCGGGTATGTCATATAATACAATATCTAACAAATCTTCTAATTCATCGTCGCCAACACCTCCGCCACTTGGAATTATTGCTTGATATAGTTTTTTTAGTTCCATTAAAGAATATATTTTTGAGGTTACTTTATCAATCCAGTTATATTGAATAGGAGCAAATAGTTTATATAAAGTATCTCGTTTTGGAATATAAATTGCTTCTCCTGTATTTCTCATTTCATTTAAAAATTCAATTATATTAGTTTGCGATAAATTGCCCTGTGGGGCTCTACAGTCCCTAGGAAATATTTCTTTTATTTTCTTGTTTTGTATTTTATCTCTATTTTTCTCTCCATTTATTATTTCTGTTCCTTTATAACTAAATATTTTTGGACCTAATGTATGAAGACCTCCGGCTCTTTTTATTGCATTTTTAATAGTATCTACTATTCCTGTTAAACTTGAATTTTGCCCTCCATAATATACCGTCCTTGGGTCATCACTCCAGGCTATATACTTAGCCTGAAACTCTGTATAATTTACAAAATTATGAAAAGCAGAACCAGCTTGCATTCCCAATGGAGTTATTTTACCATGTTCTAATGTTGCTGGACCATACCATCTAAAAATTAATTTTAGTATTTTTTCATCTGTTTCATTCATATAGGCAACAGTCGGAATCACTGATTTTTTTTTTATCGTTTTATACTTTAATTTCCCTGTATTTGAGACAATTGTTTGTTTTTCTTTATCTTTTGGCGGCCAATTCCATATATTTAACCAATTGTTTTTTATAGTTTGTTGCTCTTCTCTTATCTGTTTTTCAACACTTGCCAATTGAAATAATAAATTTTTAAACTGACCCACTGATATTCCATACAGATCTGGATCGCCCCACAACTTATTAACAGCAGGACATACACCAGATTCATCATATTGAAATTTTACTATCCAACAACCTTGACCGCATTTATATTCTAATTTTGTAGTTGTGTCTTTTATTTCACTCCAACATCCTAACATAAGAACGAATGGCAATATATCAAAACTTATTTCTCGGTTGAAATCATTACCATATATTTGTTTTAATTCATCTACTGTTATTTTATTATCAGGATTATTGCGTGTATCATTCCACCAAGTTAAATAATTTGCCATGTCCATTCTTTTTGGATACCATTTTTTAATACCAACATTATTTTCCACTTCTTTACTTTCAAAATATTTAATATTTATTCCACTTCCCATACAACTCCTTAATGCTTCTTGAGCTTCGTTTTTGTAACTTAAAGGTAAATTCATTGCTGTTTGTATAATAGGATATAATTGTTGATCTATTCTATCAGCGGGTAAAACATTAGGACCTGTTTTAAATCCAATTCTTATATCATGAAAGTGATGAACGGATACATCTAATGGGTCATTTGGGTGTTCTAAAAAGGGTATAAATGTATTTGAAAACATTGGAAGAGATATTTCTTGTTTTTGTGGAAAAATAGCTAGTAAATTATTTACATACGTACCTTGCGCTTCTTCGAATGTTGTCTTGGCCTCATCGTTTGCTTCCGGTGTTTGGAAATATGATGAAATACATTCATTTATATTACCTTCAAAAGTTTTTCCGTGGCTTTCTTTTGATTTAGCTCCTGTCCTTTTGTTAACTGGTTTTTTTAGCATAGCTTTCCTTTTTTTTTCATCATCATCTAATTTGTAAAGACACAAACGACAGGATGCTTCTTCTTTATCAGAATCAGGAAAACATTTTTTATAAACAGACAATGCCTGTTCGTCTCCATATTTATATTCTGGATCACTACTAATTATAATTTCACCTGATACTATCGTTGCTATTTTAGCTTTTCTACACTCATTCCTACTACATAATTTGTCATTACCATTTGTTAATATAATTTTTATATTTTCTAAATTTATATTTAATGGTGGCAAAGGTTCGGTTGCTAATGAAGCCATATATACTATTTAAACATTTATATTTATACATTAATAAATTGATTTAAATGTATAAATATAAATTAAACTATAATGACAACTTTTATTGACAAAGAAATTTTAAATGACGGCGACGTCAAAGTAAGTAATGAAGAAGTTGTCTTCAATCCATACAATCACAACAATAATGAAATTAGAGAAAAGCAGGTAAGCGATATTTTAAAGAAATATGGCGTACCAAGTAAGGTTCATAATTTCAATCTTTACAAAAGAGCGTTCGTTCATAAATCTTACTGTAAAAGACCTAAATTGGAAAATGAAGCAAATGATGTAATTATTGCGGATAAGCCAGATGATTGTTTATCCTTAAAAACTAAATCCAATGAACGTTTAGAATTTTTAGGCGATGGAATATTGGAAGCAATCACTAAATATTATTTATATCGTAGATTTCCAAAGGAAAACGAAGGTTTTATGACAGAAAAAAAAATTGCTCTTGTAAAAAACGAATCGATTGGTAAAATGGCTTACGAGATGGGTCTCAATAAATGGTATATTATGTCCGCAAATGCTGAGGAAAAGAAAACGAGAACTAATTTAAAAAAATTGGGCTGTTTATTTGAAGCATTTTTAGGAGCTTTGTTTTTAGATTTCAATAAAGTTAAAATAAATGACGAACATAATTGGTATAAAGATGTATTTGTAACTGGACCTGGTTTTCATATATGTCAAATTTTCGTAGAAGAAGTATTTGATACTCACGTTAATTGGATTGAATTGTTACAAAAAGATGAAAATTATAAAAACAGATTACAGGTTGTTCTACAGAAAGCTTTTAAAGTTACTCCAATTTATTGTGAAATTAACGAGTGGGATGAAGACGATGGATATCATATGGGAGTGTTTTTGTGTATAAATCAAGATTCACATGGATTAAGAAGGTGCGACGCCTCAACCTATGATACTATAGTAAGCGAGTTGTCGAATACAGATTGTGGTGATCTGACATTTCACAGTGAAAATCCTCTAGAAAATATATCTTATTATATCGAAAATAGAAATAATAAAGTATGGTTATTTTTAGGTGAATCAAAGCATAAAATTAAAAAGAAAGCAGAACAGTCCGCCTGTAAATTGGGGTATCAACTATTAAATTGTCAATGAAAATTCATCCGATACAGTGTGCTTTGATACAATAGTCCTTTCAATAGATTTGATGGCAGGCGATTCAAATTTATTTTTTAATCTACTCCTTTTAAACAGTCGCTTGAGTTGTTTTCTTTTGGGTGTATCTGGCTTTTTTGGACTACCAGGTTGAATAGGCGTGTTCGATAATATATGTAATTCTTTTATACTTTCCATTTTAAATACAATATAAAACTTTTTTATGATTTTACTTTATATAATGTCTTTACTTTTAGACAAATTTAGAACTAAAAAAACTCCTGCTAAATTAAAATCAATTAAAATTAAAATGCAAGGAAAACAATTGGGTTTATCAGAAGAACCTAGAGACATTAGTGTTTTTGAAAGAAGAATTGCGGGTAGATTTAATAAACCAACTACGTCTACCATGAAACCATCCCAATTCAAAGATGATGATAAAATTATAAAACCATTGCCTAAAAAATTAGGCAGAATGAAAAGATTACCAGGAAAAAAACCTAAAAAATCCATCGCAAAAAAAGAAAAATTTTCGGAACCTTTCTTCAAGGTTAGAAAAGAACTTATCAAAATAAAAGACGGACAAGGTAAATTATTAGTTGACAGATTGCCTGAACCACAATACGAAAATTTTGATATAAATCCACCAAGTTATTATCAGCACAATCGAGATTATTTTACCAATTTTATTAATTCAGTATTTGGCAATGAATATACCTCTCAAATAAAATCGGATAAAAAACAAGCGTCTTGTGATGATTTTAAAGAAAAAGGAAATTTTAGCTTACTGACACATCAGAAAATTGTTAGAGATTATATTAATTTACATAGTCCTTATAGAGGCTTATTATTATACCACGGGTTAGGTGCTGGTAAAACTTGTTCTTCTATTGCTATAGCAGAAGGTATAAAAGCAGCAAATACTGTTGTGGTAATGACCCCTGCATCATTACAATCAAATTATATTAAAGAATTAAAAAAATGCGGCGACCCATTATATAAAGACAATCAATTTTGGGAATTTATTAAAACTGAAAATGAAGAGGGTGTAATTGACAAAGACCTCGAAAAAGCATTATCTTCTGTTTTGCATCTTAGCCCGGCTTATATTCGAGCAAATAAAGGAGCTTGGTTGGTTGATAAAACTAAACCAACTAATTTTAATGATAAGCATCAACGCGATAGAGCAAGTATAACAGACCAAATTAATAATATGATTCGTCATAAATATCAATTTATAAATTATAATGGAATAAATAATTCTAGATTACAAGGATACGAAACTGAAGCAAAAAAACTAAATGGTCGCAATAATATTTTTGATAATAAAATTGTAATTATAGATGAAGCACATAATTTCGTGAGTAGAATTACAAATAAAATTAGCAAAGATAAAAAACGCGAAACAATTACTATGAAATTATATGATTATTTATTAGATGCGGAAAACTGTAGAGTCGTATTACTAACAGGCACCCCAATTGTTAATTATCCAAATGAAATTGGTATTTTATTCAATCTTTTAAGGGGTTATGTTAAAACATTTCAATTCACCCTTGATACTACTCACGTATCTAAATTAGATAATGATAAATTAATAAAAATATTTAAAAAAAACGGATTTGTAGATTATATTCATTACGACCCACATAAACGTTTCTTAAAAGTTACAAGAAATCCGTATGGATTTGTCAATTATGTTAATAAAGAACAATACAAAGGTATTGTTAAAAATAAAAGAGGTAAAATTGACGATAAACAGTTTGAAGTTGCTGTAATGGAAACATTGAAAAAAAATAATATATTAATTGAAACTACACATAAACCAGAACCCCAATTGGCTCTTCCTGATACTTTTAAAACATTCAATAATAAATTTGTCAATGTTGTCACGAAAAAATTAAAAAATAAATTAATGTTTAGTAGACGCATTTTGGGACTTACTTCGTATTTTAGAAGTGCGCAGGAAGCTTTGTTGCCTAAATTTGATGCTGATACAGATATAGATGATACTCCAATTGAAATGAGTGATTATCAGGTGTCAAAATATGAAGAAGCTCGTATGGGCGAAAGAACCGAAGGGAAAAAGAAAAAAAAACCTACTCAAAAAACAACTGCCCGCGGAATTGCTTCAGATAAAGCATCTGAATTGTATTCTGATAATCCTGGAACCTATAGGGTTTTCTCAAGACTTTATTGTAATTTTGTTTTTCCAGAATCAATTAGACGACCTTTGCCTTCCGACTTTTCGGTAAATAAAAGCATTGATAAATCGATTATTGACGGATTATCAATTCAAGAAAGAAAAGAAAGTGCTGATGGTAGATTTGATGTCGATGATGCAAAAAAAGAATCAACTGACAGCAAAAAAGCTATTGCACGCGAATATACCAAAGCAATTAACGCTGCTTTAACAAAATTAAAAGAAGAAGGTGGTAAATATTTGGATATGAATAAATCCAAAAAACTCCTAGAATATAGTCCGAAATTTGCCTTGGTTTTAAAAAGATTAAGCGACCATCGCCACAGAGGTTGCCATTTAATCTATTCCGATTTTAGAACACTAGAAGGCATCGGTATTCTTTCTTTAATTTTAGAATCGCAATCGGGTGTTCCATGGTCTAGATTTAAAATAGCGAAAGATTCAAGTGGAATTTGGAAAGTTAATATGAGCGAGGAAGACTTGCGAAAAAATTGTTATGCCTTATATACTGGTACTGAAGATGATGAAGAAAAAGAAATTGTTCGTAAAATTTTCAATAGTCAATGGGACCAAGTTCCAAAAACCATCATTCAATCGTTAGAAGAGGTTGGTTTTGATAAAGAAAAAAATTTATTTGGCGATGTTATTAAAACACTAATGATTACTAGTAGTGGTTCCGAAGGAATTGACCTTAAAAATGTTAGATACGTCCATATTCTAGACCCGTATTGGCATCCCGTTAGAACAGAACAAGTAATCGGCCGTGCAAGACGTATATGCAGTCATCATTTATTACCAGAAGCTTTGCGAACCGTAAAAGTTTATTTATATATAATGACGTTTTCTAAAAAACAAAGAGAAAATCAATTAACAAGTGAATCTATGAGACACGATAAATCGCCCGACCCTGAAGATGACCCCGAACGAGTTGTTACTACAGATGAATATCTTTATATTAAATCCAATATGAAATCTAAAATTAATAAAGAAATTCTTAATGTTATAAAAAGCACGTCAATAGATTGTGCTTTATATAAAGATGGACGTAAAAAGGAAAAAATTGTATGTTATAATTTTGGCTCTTATGATAAATCAAGGTTCCATTCTAAACCTAATTACAAAAAAGAATACGTAGATAGTTTATGGTTAAACCAAAGAAAACAAATTACAAAAAAACTTGGTTATATTAAAATACCAAGGGGCGAGTTTTACATTGTTCTTGATAATCCAGACGACCCCGAAGATAAAAGTGGTGTTCTTATTGATAAAGATATGTGGGATGTAAGAAATACACAAGTTCCAGTTATGCGCGCTGCCAATGACCCTGATGATCCGGGCAATATGAAATTTATTCCAATTTAAACTTTCAATTCATCTAATCTCTGTTTCACTTCATTTAATGTTTGTTTAACATTTTCTTGATTCTCCAATACTTTTTTTAACAAATTTATTATTTCTGTGTTTTCGTTTGATTTCGGTTTTAATTTTGATAATAAATTTGCTACATCTTGCTTATCATTCATAGTGCGGTCGTCTTGTTGAAAACGAACCTTTTTCTCTTGTTTTGGTTTATCCGATGTCTCAATTGGTTTTAACCATTCCCTTGCTTTATCTGTTGTTTTATTATTTAATATTTGCTTTAATTCTTTTTCTCTATCTGCCAACGACTGATTCATTAATACTTCTAAATTTGCCGATGGCAAATCTTGTTCTTTATCTTCAAAACTAACCTTTTGCGGTACCGGTTTCTGTATTAATGTTTGAAACGCCTCCTCTCTGCTTTTTAATTTCATTGTAAAATCACTATCTTTTTGTATTCGTAGATCTTTTGAATCTAATGTTTTCAATTCCATATTATCCATGCTGTTATATTGGTTTATTCTTGCCGGTTCTTGTTGTGTTGCTACTTGTTGATTTGACAATGCTTCTATTTTTTTTTGAGAATAATAAAAACAATCTGCTAATATTTGTTTGTTTATTTCTTGAATATTATTATATTCTAGTCTATTGTTGTTATAATCATTACAGAGCCTTTCAAAAAAGGTTTGGAAATCGTCGTCTATTGAAATACCTTGTGTTCCACATAATTCAATCAACATTTGTTTATTTGCATTATTTAATACTGACATTATGTAAATAAACTAAAATAGTTTTAATTATATTTTATTGAAATATATATTTCTTAATTTTTTCATAAATTTATCATCTATTCTTTTCGATTCTATTGTTTTAAATGAAGTTCCCTTCAATAGTTCTATTATAAAATGCAAACAATACATTCCGCACTCACTATTAGACCATTGATGTCTTTTTTTATTTTCTATGTATTCATATTTTTTCCCAAAAGCGTCCGATTGTTTTTGCATTCTTTTACCCAATGCCCTTATTTCGTCGGGTGCATCATCCGCATAACTATCAAAATAATAGATATTTTTCTTTTTACTATCAATAAACATTGCGACCCAATGGCTTCCTGGTTCTGTATGTTTGTCGGTATTAAATACAATACCTATTTGTGTTTTACCCTTGTTAATCATATCTTTTAATGAAAATTTACATAATTCTTCCCATACACATTCCCCATACAATTTATGAGTATCAAAATCTACTGGCGATGGACCTAAAAATTCAAAATTTTTATAAGTTTTTTCATATTGTTTCATTACGTCTAATATATCTATACTTGTAAGCCATTCTGCCGGTTTCTTTTTCCATTCATTTGGTTGTTCTGGAGCAAATGTATTATTTAATATATTTTTTGGCAATTTTTGATTTATCCAATTTTTCTTTAACCAACAAGACTCTCTTTCGCACGTATTTGCCATATGAGAACTCAAATATTTCCATATTTCTTTTGGGTCATTTGTTTTAATTTTCGCATCACTGTGTCGCGCGTTCCATATATTCTTTAATTTATATAAAGACGCTTTTGTGTAACACGTGAATTTTAATATATCTCCCTTTTTTTTTGGCGAACATTTATCGCTTAATATTTCCTTTACATTTGGAAGTCTTCGTGTATATTTTTTTCTACGCGTTTTCTTCTTCCGTCTTTTTGTTTTTCTTTTCTTTCTTTTATTTTTCTTCCTTCTTTTTTTTCTACGCGTTTTCTTACCTCCGTTCAGAAAGTTTGAAATTGTGTGTTTTATTGTGGCTATTCCATTATTCATTGAACTCATTCTTTTAATTATATATTAATTAGATTTCTTTTTCTTCACCCCTTTATTTTTTAATACATCCGTTTTTAAATCAAACTTTCGTTGTATTGGTGTTATCAATTTTTCTTTCTTTTTTTTTGTTTTTATTATGGCAAAGTTTTTTATATTATCATTTTTTTTGTTTTTTAAATCCTTCATCATAAATTTATCACTTTCACTTGATTTAAATTCTGTACTTGTTTTGTTTTTCTTTTTTTTTTCCTCTAAATCTTTAAATTCGGCTTGCAATAGCTCTGCTTCATCTTCAAATTTAAAAGATTTTATTGCTGTATCTATATACGCGTCAAAACTGCCATTTATTATATTTGACATTTTTTTCCCACGTAACAAATCCTTCGTTAATTGCAATATTCTTTTTCTATAAAATTTTATATCTGATTTATTTATTTCTTTTTCTTCTATTTGTTTTTCATCGCTATGTATCTGTTTTCTAGCTTGGTTATTTGTAAAATATAATAAATCTAATTTGTTCGTTGACATTATATTATTCACATTTATAATATAATATTTATTCTAATTTAATATTTTTCGTTTGTTGTCTTGTGTGATTCGAAAAAAATTGAGTTCCAATTCCACATTTATTTGGATTATGTGGTTCTTGTTTTTCTAAAGGCGTATCTTCGTATAACGGAACGTGAGTTAAATTATATAAATCGCTGCTTGTATCAGGGATAAACATTCCTTGTGCGTTTCCTTTTTGTATTGGGTGTATCGTATTTCTTAATTGTGTTTCAACATCTATATTATTACAATATCCACGTATGGGTGCTTTTTGTCCTGGATTAAATATTTTGTTTACACTAAAATCATGTTGAACTAATGGAATTTTTGATTTTTTTCTACAGTCAAATACAGGCATAGTTTGTTCTCTTGTTCCAACTGCTCTAAATTCAAAGTATGGCTCTAATGTGGAAGATGGTATATTTCTATTGAATATTTTATCATTTAATTCATCAGTCAACCACTGCTGACATATGTATGCGTCATGTTGTGCGTTTGTCATTGATATATTATTCAAATATTATTTTTAATTATTATTTAATTAAATTATATAAAAACAAAAATTGTTAATATGTAATAGTAATGTGCGGTATTTTCTCGTTAATTAACAACACATTTGAAAACTCTAATATTCAGGCTGCTTTTAATAAAGGTCAGTCGCGTGGTCCAGAATATAGCAATCTCTGCTTTGGAAAAGTAGATGCTTCTGTTGCATTTGGATTCCATCGTCTCGCAATTAATGGTCTTGATGAAATTTCTCATCAACCACTTATATTTGAGAGTTGTTCGCTTATTTGTAATGGTGAAATTTATAATTATAAACAATTGGCAAAAGATATGAATATCAAATTAAAAACTAATTCTGATTGTGAAATCATTATTCATTTATATACTAAATATGGTATTGCCCAAACTCTAACTTTGTTAGATGGTGTTTTTGCTTTTATTTTGATGGATTACAAACACAATAATATATATGTTGCTCGAGACCCATATGGTGTTCGCCCTTTATTTATGGCTAAGAACAATGGCAACTTTTATGGGTTTGCTTCGCTTATGAAACAACTTATAAAACTTGACCCTGCTCTAGAAATTTCCCAATTTCCACCCGGTCATTATATGCTATTTAAAAATGAAAATAACGAGACCAATTCTTATACTCCATCGCCAATTGTTTCTTTCAATTCGGTAGACCACATTTCGGTTGATTGTACTATCAATTCTGAAAAAATTGCTTTCCAAAGAATTAGGAGTTCATTGGAATATGCGGTGAAAAAAAGAGTTTATAATACAGATAGAGATATTGCCTGTCTTCTTTCAGGTGGATTAGATAGTAGTCTCGTTGCTTCTCTTGTTTCAAAATACTATAAAAAATGCCCTAAAAATATACATAAAAAATTGCATACTTGGTCTATTGGATTGCCGGGTTCAGAAGATTTAAAAAACGCTCAGATTGTTGCCGATTTTATTGGCTCACACCATCATAGTATTGAAATAACTGAAACTGATTTACTTGAAGCAATCGATAAAGTAATTTATCACACTGAAACATATGATACTACAAGTATTAGAGCTAGTGTTCCGAATTGGTTAATTTCAAAATGTATCAAGGATTATGAAAATGTTTCAGACGCGAAAGTGATTTTTAACGGAGATGGTAGTGATGAGGTCACCGGTGGATATTTATATTTCCATTATATCAATGACCCTCAAAATTTCGACATTGAATGTAAAAATCTTTTAAAGAATATTCACTTTTTTGATGTTCTAAGGTCGGACCGTTCTATTTCAAATCACGGGTTAGAAGCCAGAACGCCTTTTTTAGACAGGGGATTCGTTCAAACATATTTGTCAATCCCTCCTTATATTCGCTGCCATACAACCAATCAGCTTTGTGAAAAATTCCTTCTTAGAAAAGCATTTGATGATGGTAGAACCTTGCCTAAAAAAGTTTTATGGAGAACTAAAGAAGCTTTTAGTGATGGTGTAAGTAAACAATCTAATTCTTGGCACAATATTATTAAAACTTTCGTGAAAACTAAAATTTTTACAGGTGAAAATTATCCTGAAAGCGACGCTGAAATCATTGAAAGTTTGATTTCAAAGCATAATATCACCATTAATCCTCCCAAAACTCTAGAACAATTATTTTATCGATTGATTTTTGAAAAATACTTTCCTGAAAAAGGCAATGTCGTTCCTTATTTTTGGATGCCGAAATTTACAGATACTGATGATGCAAGTGCTAGGTCTCTGAGTATTTACAAAAAAATCCATAATTAGTGTTTTATTTTACTAGTATAATATAAATGAATTTATTAGAAAACTTATTTATATTATTAAATTATGTTTGGTATATATTATTTGCTTTAGCTTATTTTGATATATGGCAACCAGCAGTTGTTTTTTTAGACGTTGTTACTTTTTATTTTAAAATTTTCGTTTCTTTATTTCTTATTTATTTTTTTAATCCGTATAAATTTATAAAATTTACAGAATTTCATCGTAGAATAGTTTTTACAGCTGGTACTTTTATGTTATTCTCTGAAGGATTAATGTATGTTTTTAATAAAATGACTGGTGACGCGGTTTCAGTAACAAAAAAAGTAACTACGACTGCTTCTGATATTATTTTTTAATTGTTTTTCTTTTACTGGTTCGTCTCTTTCTTGTTTTATTATTTGAATCTATAAATTTTTTTACTTTTGGATATACTTTTGGCACTATCGCTTGTTTAAAATTTTTCATTTCTTTCATATAAAAACTTTTTTTTATGCTTGCTATTAATTTCATCTCTATTAATTCTTCATTATTACATTTTATTTTTTTTACCATTATATCTTTCATTTTTGATTTCATTAGTGTATCTATCAGTTTCTCAAATCTTTCGTCATATCTGTATTTCTTTACTAATAAATATGTGACTTTATCTACTCGCATTTGTTCATGATCTAAATCATCTAAAAATAAAATATTGTAATTTTTTGATAATTTACCACATCTTAATAAATCTGCGTATGTTTTATTATGTGTTGTTCGGTTCGACTCGTATATTTCTTTCCCTACTTTCCACGCTGGTATTACCTTATCAAATAATTTATAATTTATCTTTTTTTCTATATATTTTCTTATATTCATTACCCACGATTTCGGTCCTATATTATTCGTATATATTAACACTTTTAATTCTTTATTCCGTTTCTTTTGCTTCTTCAAGTAATTAAAAATTTTAAACATATCTGGTCTAAATACGTGAGAATATACATCTAAAAAATCGAAAAATTCTTGTAATTTCATTTCGCGTTCTAATACATCTTCGACTGCTTCCATTACTACTGCTATTTGTGTAAAAAATCCTATCGTCTTATCCAAATCAAATACAACTGCCTGTTTCCTCTTCATTAATATATATTGAGATTATTTTTCAAGATTTGATAATACTGATAATAATATATGTTCTTCTCTTGTTAATTTTTGAAATATTTCACATTCATCATATTTTATTTGAAATACTCTATTCCTATTTCTACATTGGACGTGTAATCCATTATTCAATATTAATATCTCGCTTACAAATGCTCCATTTCTCAATTTTAAATCATCCGGATTTTTCAAAGAAATCCACCTTATAAATCGACCATCTTGTATGTCTGATACATCATCACAATATCTATAATCTTTTAGTTTTTTATTATATTCTTTTAATTTTTCTCGTGGCAATCCTATTCTTTGCAATGTATCGTTTTTATATTTTTGAACCTTAGCATACGTCAAATTGGTAATAGACGGGGTTGTTAATTTTTCGGTTGCCTGTAATATCTCCTCAATGTCCAATAAACTCATTTGTATATATAATATTTATACTTTTAAATTATTTTACAATTAACCTAGAAAAAAGCACCGTATGCATATTGTTACTGACCCGATTTTTATTTTTTTTGGTTTGTTACGATGTTATGGTAATAGACCTAGATCACCTTGTGACTGAGCGAGACTGACCTTTAGACTTGTGAAAATTTCTATTACCATAAATGCTGCCATTTTTGTATTTTTTTACGGTAGTAAAAAACGCCTTACTGACCGCTGCATAACTTTTTTTGCGAAAAAGCTCTGTTACGATAAATGGTAAGATTTCAACCGATTTTCAAAACCTATGATTGTCTTGTAGGTATATTTTTGAAAGCTAAAAAAACGGACATTACCATAACCCTAGGCATTCTGTTTTTTACAAATTTTTATATTTGTTCATTTTGTGCAATATATATATAAATCTATTTGTTCGCTTTTTCATTTTGGACATTTGGTCGGACATGTTTGAAATGTCCAAAACGCAAATATAGGTGAAAGAATATGAGGCGAAAATGTTCGCTTTTTCCGTTTTTCAGTTTTGTTACTGATTACCTAGCAAGAAAATTCAGCTTGTTAAATCAAAAAAATCACATAACTTAAAAAAAGGCACTAAATATTACAAAAAAAAGTATTTAGGGGTAAAATAATGTTATCCTAATATATAATGAGCACCGATGAAAAAACCCCTTACCATAAAAAAATTTATAATTGTGAAAATTGTGACTTTAATACGACTAATAAAAAAGATTATAAGAGACATTTGAATTCTAAGAAGCATAATCGTGGCGGCACAAAAAAGTCGCCGTTTTTTGAAAATAAAGATATATGTTTTAGGTGTGATAAATGTAACAACGTTTATAAATATCGCTCTGGTTTAGCTCGTCATTTCAAAAAATGCGAAAAACATAGCAAAGGTTCAATTATTGAAATACATGGGAAAATTTGGGGTAAAAAATCTGTACCCGTTTTGTACCCAAAAAATGATACAGATTTTTTACCCCAAGCTTCTGGCGAAGAAAAATTAGAAAATAAAGAATTAGAAAAAGCAAAATTGAAAATTGTTGATTTAGAATTAAAGCTAAAATCGAAAGAAATCGGAACATTAAAAAAGGAATTGCTGCATAAGGATGAGATTATTGATATATATAAGAAACAAGCGAAAGAAGGGAAGCATATTACATATAATAACTGTAATAATAAGAATTTGACTGTTAATGTATATTTAACCGAACACTGCAAGAATGCTATGAATTTAACTGATTTTGTTAAACAAATACAAGTTCAACTTGAAGATGTTATGTATCAGAAAGACTTTGGAGCGGTTGCGGGAATACAAAATATATTACAAAAACAACTAGGGAATCTAGCACCAACTGATAGACCAATACACTGTACTGATGAAAAGAGAATGCAATTCTATGTAAAAGAAGACGATAAATGGGAAAAGGATATAGGAGATAAAGCAGCGCAAGATATAAGAACAGAAATTAAGAATAAGAGCGTATCCGCTATGAAAGAATGGGAAGATGCAAATCCGTATTTTGCGGATAAACCAAAACTACAAGATGAATACAATAAAATAATACACGGAATATTGGAAGGATATGGAGATAAAAAGAAATTTGCAAAACAAATACAAGAAGTAAAGAAAAGGGTTGCCAGTATGGTAAGAATACAAGATGCTATGAAAGATGAAATAGTGGATAAATAATTATTAATAGTATATAATTATTTATTGGATTAGTATGTATTAAAATTCAATATATATGGCTTTTTTCTTTTTAAGGCAAGATTTTATATTTTTATTAATAATGTCCCTTTGTTTTTTTTTTAAGTTTTCGCCAATAAGAATGATTTTATAATTGTTGTTTTCAAAAATAATATCATTTTCATTATTTTGAATAAATTTATTAGAATTGAACAACGTATTGCCGTTGAAATGATGTGGTTTGATTTCATTATATTTTTTTTCATAAATATAGTAACAATGGTTGGTATTATCTAATAAAGCAAACTTATGGTGGTCTAACGTAAGCATTTTGCACCAATTGCGTAATATAACCTTTGCATTTTTGGTATTATTAATATTCGCGTCCTTGTCTTTTGAATGAATACTTTCTAGGTTCATATTTTATATTATAAAATATGAAAATTTAAAAACTACTAAAGGCTCCAAATCCATCATTTGCTGCCATTGGTTCATTCGACATTGCTGGTGGTTGTGTATTTTGGAAACCTTGTTGGGGTGATTGCATTGTTGGTGTTGGTTGATTAGTAGCCTGTGGTGCGGTCATTTGTTGAAATTGTTCTACATAACCATTTCCTTTTTGAACCTGGTGTGTAGGAACAGTGGGAGGAAGAACACCGCTAGAAATAGGTTGTGAGACGCTAACAATATTTGAGTTGGTTCTTTGTTTTATATTTTTTCTGGTTTTTTTTGGTTCTTCTTTTCCTTCCCAAGCAATTTTTGCTCTATTAAATAATTCTTTTGATTTTTTAACAATCTTGGAATTGAACATTATAACAGCCAATAACAATGATAGTAAACTCAAACTATCATAAGCTCTACCGCTATGAGTTGGAATATATGTAACAATACGATGTAAAAGATAAATGAGTCCAAGAATCAATAGTGAGTGACCGATTACTTCAATGACAAGTTCAAGGTGTCCTTTTTTTTCGTTGAGCGGAGGTATAATATCGTCGATTAAATTATTAAAAAACATCAATGGAATAACAATAATAACTAAATATTGTACTAAATTAAATAATTCATTTTTATTATCATTATTCATAGAAAAAACATGACCGACGAAGCCACCTCCTGATTGTTGTAATTTATTTGATGCTGATGCTGCTTCATTTGCGACTTCCATATGATTTATAAGAAGAATAAAAAAATGAGTATAAAGATATTATTTCTAAAGTAATTAATAATGTTTACGTTTAGAAATATGTCAAGATTAAAACACCCTGAGAGCCACTATTTGGATTTGGTTAAACATACATTATTGTTTGGTTCAAATGAAACAAGAAGAAATGGAAAAGTGAAGACACATATAGGTGGTGCTTTGCGCTTTGATTTAAATAATAATGTTATGCCAATATTAACTACAAAGAAATTGGCGTGGAAATCGTGTTTAAAAGAATTGTTATGGTTTATAAACGGAGATACGAATAACAATACACTAGTTAATCAAGGTGTTAAAATTTGGAATAAAAATGCTTCAAAGGAATTTTTAAAAACAAGGGGTTTGGCGAGGTATAAAGAAAATGATTTGGGTCCAATATACGGCCACCAATGGAGGCATTTTAATGCACATTATTATACTTGTGATTATAATTATTCTGGAATGGGGATGGACCAATTAGCATATATTGTAAGAAATTTGAAAGATGAAAAACAAAGAACATCTAGGCGATTAGTAATGTCTGCTTGGAATCCTACGCAATTATCAGAAATGGCGCTTCCTCCGTGCCACGTATTATCGCAATATCATGTAACGGATGACAACAAATTAACTTGTACTGTATATCAACGGAGTGCAGATTTGGGGTTAGGATTGCCTTTTAACATCGCGAGTTATTCATTTTTAACACATTTATTGGCACATCATTGTGATTTAGAAGCAACAGAATTAATAATGTTTATTGGAAACTGTCATATATATGACGACCATGAAAACGGATTAAATCAACAAATTGATAGATTTCCATATACTTTTCCAACACTGGAAATATCTGAATTAAGAAAAAATATGGAAGATTATAAATTTACAGATTTCAAAATTAATGATTATGAAAGTCACGATAAAATAATAATGGAAATGCGTGAATAACTTAAATATAAAGTATTAATTATAATTATATGAGTAGATTTGATAGACGTTTAAAGGGTGTTGGGTTAAGACCCGGCCAAAGCACTTGTAATTTAAGAAATTCGCAACCACCTATGTTGTCTAATAGAACAAGGAATTATGCGCCAGTAAATAATTTTTCAAATTCAGCAGTTGTTCCAAACGCACCAATGGTTCAAAATAATACGGTTGTTCCACAACCGCAGAATAACTTGATGACAGAGGATGAATTAGCATTAAAAACAAGGCAATTGGAGCAGTATTCTTTGACTGCTCCAACCCAAGCATTAAAATTAATTACAGGGCACGAAATTAGATTAAATAAATTAGAATGGATTAATGGCATGTGTGAAAAAATGTGTAAGGAAGAAGAAGAGCAATTAACAAACAATGTTATAACACCGGGGGCATCGGTGAATGAAATCGACATGAAAAATTATTATACTGAGAATAAACTTAAGTTATATTTACATTGTTGGAAAGAAAGAGAATTGGACCCTCTTTTAAAAGCACCGACAGTAATAAAAGATGAAAGTATTACAGAGAAAAGGGTTACTGAAGTTGCTGTTAAAGTATATGAAATTCGAGAATCAAAAAGGCCGGATTACAACGCACAAATAAATGCGTTGGCTAAAACATTGTCAAATTCGATCCGTGATGTTGGGGTGTTGAAACAACAAATAGCAATAGTTGGACCACAATTAACAAAACTTACAGGATTAATACAAGAAATAGATGGTTTGAAAAATGAAAATAAATTATTGAAAGAAGATATTTCAAATTTAAGAATGGAAAGCGCAGAAAAATCAGGAGAAATAATAAAATTGAATACTGAAGAATTGGAAAAGAAAGTATCGAAGGAAGTAAGCGAGGAAGTAATTAAAGAGGTCGTTCAAGATGCAATTAAAAAAAAAACAAAAAAGAAGCATATATCAAATGCAACTTAATTGATTTAAAATAATAATTATATATTATTTTAAATGAGATTTACAATATCTAAGAAGGAAAAGGTAAAACAACTGAATGATATTATTAAGAAGATGCAGAAGGTGTGTCCCGAAGTTAATTTCGTATTTGATATTGATGGTTTATACGCCCAAGGTATGGATTCTTCGCACGTAATAATATTTGAACTGAAATTAAAAAAAGAATGGTTTGATTTTTACGAATGTAGTCAACCAAGTGTGATGGGTGTTAATTGCACTGTATTATCAAAAGTTCATAGTTGTTTAGTGGAAGGGCAACATATAAGATGGTCTTATTATCATGATAGTTCGGATGACCTAATTGTTTATTTCGAAGGTTCGGGATTTGATAAAGAATTTGAAATCAAATTGATGGATATTGATTCGGAACAATTGACGATACCAGAGTTGGAATACGATGTTGATATAACATTAAATTCTCAAGATTGGAGTAAAATCATGACCCAAATGAATAATTTTGGAGAAAAAACACAAATAATTTTGGGTTCTGATGAAGAGCAGAACATATTTATAAAAACAAACGGCGATATGGGTAAAATGCAGGTAAAAATCCCTCAAGATCAATTGCAAGAATTTGCGATTGAGGATAAAGTAAAAATAGAAATTGAATTTTCAACTAAATTTCTATTGGTGATGAGTGAATTTTCATCTTTGAATTCAGAAAGTCATTTACATTTTTCAAAGGATTTTCCGATGAAGATGTTACTAAGTTTAGACCATTGGATAGATGAAGATGATGATGATGATACAATTAATTCTTATATAAAATTTTATTTAGCTCCTTGTATCGGAGATGATGACGATGATGATGATGTATAATTATTTAATAACCTTTAAAATTTGTTTGTCTAAGCCTTTTACCTCGCGTTTACCTTGATAAGCAACTTTGACATTTGCAAAAATTAACAATTTTTTAATAAAGCCCACGAATTCTGGTTTTTGTAATATTTTTATTTTTTCAATCATTTCTTTTGGTGAAATGATTAAAGGGCTTTCTAAATTAAACAACTGATTTATGTATTGTTCGCCGTAAAAATTGGAAATGTAATCATTATTTTCGCAATCATTGTATTTTTTTACTAGATATGATTCTCGAACGTATTCCATATGCTTTGATGAAAATTTACCTTCTGAAAGTCTTTGTAGTGTTCTTATCGTATGTTTGACGGCTTTTTCTATATTGTGATTTTTACAAGAGGTTTCTATTAATATATACGTTCCGTATGGGGTTGTATAATTATCCAATTGAATATTATAAATAAGTTCGCGTTTTTCTCGCAATTCATACATAAGTATAGAAGTCATACCACTATTAATAAATTCTTTGAAAAAATCAATATAATACGTTTCTAAATCTTTATAAAAAATAGGTGAATGAAAAGCAAAGAATATAGTTGTATTGTCAATGGTTTCATTTTTAACATAACCAACATCTAATCCTGGCGCAAAAACGTTTCTATAATAGGGTCGAGTTTTATATTTAGTATATTTTCCAAGTTTTTTCCTAATCATAGATAATATCTTTTTTTTGTTAAAATTGCCAGAAATACTTACAATTGTATTGCCAGAACCATAATATTCTTTAGACCATTTTGATAATGCGGATGGTGTTATATTTTCTAAATTTCCTATTTGGGCTTCAATATCATCTTGAAGTTGTAAACCGGGAACAGTGAATAATATTTGATTTAATAAATTATAAAGAGGCAATTGGTTATTTTGGGCGTGTATTAACAACTCATTTGTTACCGCTTTTTTTTCTTTTTTAATCCTATTTTTGTTTATAATGGGGGAAGTTGAAATTGATATTATATAACTTATCATTTCATCCAAATATTTTGGCAAACCTTTAATAAAATAATTTACATATGTTTGTCCTGTAGAAGCATTAAGGACAACTCCTCTTTTCTTCCAAAATTCACTGCAATTATTGCGACATTTGCTCCACCCATCAGTGCATATATGTTCTAATAAATGAGATATGCCAAGGTTTTCTTTCTTTTCATCAACCGCTCCATTGTTAATGTATGATTCTACTAGAACCGTTTTAGCGTGTTTATTTGTATTAAGCAATATAATGAAATTGTTAAATTTTACAAACTCATGAGTGTATTCCATGTATATATATTATTCGGAAAAAATAAATATTTCATTTCTAAAATAGTATTAATATGAAATACTTTGTAGGAATATTTGTATTTGTAATTGTTTTGTTCTTTTACTTACATATAAATCACCATTTAACCAAAAGCAATGATTTAGAGGTTTATACAATCGAAAAACCATCTAAAGATAAGCTTGATGAAATCTGTAACTTACGGCAACCAATTATTTTTGAATATTATAATGAAGAAATTATGAAAAAGGGGAATTTGAAATATTTTAATAACAAATATTCGGCATTTGATATAAAAATAAGAGATATTACAAACAATGACGATACTAGTGAAATGTATTTACCACTTGTGTTAAGAGAAGGTATTAATGTATTTCAAAACGACCAAGAAAAAAAATATATAACTGAAAATAATTATGATTTTTTAGAAGAAACAGGCGCGATGAAGGTGTTTTCTTATAATGATATGTTTCTAAGACCTCCATTGGTCTCTAAATGTGAATATGATTTTTTGAGTGGCACCGCTGGAAGTTATACACCCTTAAGATATAATTTAACATATCGAAATTATTTTTATGTTACTCAGGGCTCAATAAACGTAAAATTGATTCCACCTAATGCTGGTAAATATTTACAAGAGAAAAAAGATTATGATAATTTCGAATTTAAATCACCAATTAATCCTTGGGAAGTCCAAGAAAAACATAAAAACGAATTTGACAAAGTCAAAGCTTTAGACGTAGAGCTAAAAGAAGGGATGATATTATATGTTCCCCCTTATTGGTGGTATAGTATTCATTATACTAAGATGTCTAGTGTATGCACTTTTAAATATGGAACTTTTATGAATACTTTATCAATTTTACCTGAATTATCAATGTATCTTTTACAAGGACAAAATATTAAAAGAGAAATTGCACCAAAATTAAATACTAAAACAAAAAACAATGAATTGGGAGAGAAAAACATACATAATTTAGAAAAAATATTAAAAGGCAATAAAGCTAATCTGGATAACAAGGATAAGACCTAAACCACTATTAAATTGAATAAAATATATTTATAAATATTTTATTAAATATATTTACAAGCATGAATTTTAAAGTAAAAGTCGAAGATCGACAATATTCAACCTTTGAATACCTAGACACAAAGACTTTAAGGAAATCAGATCATGTATTCGATAAATCCCCCCTTGAAATGAAATTGTTTAATCAAGACATTATAGATGAAGATTATAATGTATTACACTCATCTGTTAGAGCAATGAGGTTTATACCAGGTGTTCTAATATTAAGCGATGGAAAAACATATGGCAGATCAGGTGGAATGGTTACAAGACCCTATTTCTATTATAGGTGTATTCCTGACGACAGACGCCTCCCTGAATTCTTAGTTTCATTCAGAATAAAAGATGATTTTTCAAAATATACAGTTAATAAGTATATAGTATTCCGTTTTAAAGATTGGGTTCAAAAGCATCCAGTAGCAACGTGTGAAAATTCATTAGGAAATGTAACCGAATTGCCTAATTTTTATGAATATCAATTATACTGTAAAAGTTTATATGCCTCTATTCAATTGTTTAAAAAAGATACGTACAGAAAATTAAAAGAAGAAAATATAGAAACCTATATTGGTATGATATTTTGGAAAAACGAAATAGAAGACAGAACCGATAAACATATTTATAGCATCGACCCTACTAACAGCAAAGATTTCGACGATGCCTTTGGTATTCAAATGTGTAATGATAAAGATTATTATATTTTAAGCATTTACATTTCTAATGTATCTTTCTGGTTAGATGTATTAGATTTGTGGGAAAGTTTTTCAAAAAGAATTTCTACCATTTATTTGCCTGATAGAAAAAGGCCTATGTTACCAACCATATTGTCCGATGCTATTTGTAGCTTGGTAGAAGGAGAAAAAAAATTCGCATTTACATTGGATTTGCATATAAATAAAGAACGAGAAGAGATTGTAAAGTACAATTTTGTCAATACTATGATAAATGTAAAAAAAAATTATCGCTATGATACAAACGAATTAGACAATCCAGATGTAAAACTCGCTTTCTTATCTGTAAAAAATCTCAATAAATATTATAAATATGTCGATAGAATAGAAAATACACACGATATGATTGCTTATATGATGATTATGATGAATTATTATTGTGCCAGATTTTTAAAAATGGAAAAAACTGGATTATTTCGCTCTGCTAAAATCAACCAAGCTTATGACCCACCAGAACATGTGCCGCAAGAAATAAATAAATTTTTAAAATTATGGCATAGTTTTGGAGGACAATATTGCGATTACAAGAATTTTGAAAGCCACGATTTGCTAGAGTTAGATGCTTACGTTCATATTACTAGCCCCATTAGAAGATTGCCCGATTTATTGAATATCATTATAATTCAAGATAAAATGGGATTGGTAAGCTTGAAAGGTAACAGAAAGACATTCTTGGAGGGTTGGATGAAACCTGAATCAATCGAATATATTAACCAAACGATGAGATCAATACGTCGCGTCCAAAACGATTGTAATTTATTAGATTTATGTTCGAAAGACGATACTATAAAAGATAAGGTATTTGAAGCATTTGTATTTGATAAGATAGTCAGGAACGACGCACTGTATCAGTATATGGTATTTATGCCAGAATTTAAAATGACTAATAGATTTACAAGTAGGCACGATATTGAATTGTATAGCAAACAAAATTTTAAAGTGTATGTGTTTATGGATGAGATACGATTGAAACAAAAAATTAGAATTGAAATACAGTTGGAGGAATAAAAATAAATTAGAAAAATTTTTTAATTATTAACATAAAACGCCTGTCCCCTTAAATCTCTTTCATGTTGAGCGGTTAACCGCAAAAAATTGATTTAAAAAAAAACTTATCAAATTAAACTACAACACAAGATGAGTTCAGTAAAAAGATTTGATGATGCTTTTATTAGCGGTATGCTAAAAAGTTATCGATCCTATGGATTTTCCACAAAGGATTGCCTGCGCGAATTGATTGATAATGTATTAGACAGTCAGGCTAATACAGTGCATATTAATTTTAGAAAATGGGGTAATAAACATTATTTGCTTACCTATGGAAATGGGAAAGGATTGACAAAAGAGGCTTTGACAACCATTCAACAATTATGTTCTTGGAAAAATTCAAGCACGAATATTGGAAGATATGGACACGGTTATGCTGTCAGTCGTTCTGTTCTTTCGAAGAATGAAGGTATAACAACTATGTTGTCTTGTCATACCGATTTGACAGAACAAGAGAAAGAAGTCCCTTTTAGTTCTGGTAAGTATGCTCAAATTAAGATTGATATGGAACAAAGTATCCTCCAGAATAGAATAGTAAAAGAAGCAAGCGATGAAATTAGTAGGTCAAATGAAAAAGTTTGGAATGAGTATGCTGTTCAACCTTATGAAACGGGAACTATTCTTCAAATTGAAATACCAGAAAGCACTTACGATATTCTTCAAAGTGATTTTTCAAGTAGTTCTCCTAAAAAAAATAGTAGACTTGAAATGAGTAGAAATAACAGCCTTATATTAAAAAATGGTATTACTATTAATTTTAATGGTATACCTATTAAACCATTGCCTTTTCCAAATAAAGACGAATGTTATAAAAGAGTTTTACAAATAGATGATTGTAAAATAGATGATGAAGCATTTCCTCCAAAAGCAATAACAAAATGTGATGAAATTTTGATATATCAAAAAGATGAAAATGGAAATGAAATAGAACACTCTGCGGTTTATAAGGGTAGACGAAATAGAGGCATTACTAAAATTAGTGATTTAAATAATGTTTCTAACCGCACAAATATTGCGGAAGTCACGTCAATGATGATCCCTGATGTAAAGAAATATTTTATCAATAATTCAGCGTTTTGGGATGAGTTAGGTATTCAATGGAGGGATGAAAAAGGAAATATTAACCAAACTTTACAACAATTGATTATTGATGACCTCATAATTCGCAACAATAAGTTCAGTAAAATAGATCCTGATACAGAAAGACCTTCTGGAAATAAGGATAAATATCGTTGTAAGAAAGATGTAATTAATATTATCAAATTAAATCCAGATATTGAAGAATCTAAAAAAAATGATATTGATATGATATTTGGTATTAATATTAATAAAGGGCAGGTTTATAGGAGAGACCTAAAAAAAAATTTGGAGATGGTTTTCGCTTCTATAAAAACACTCGAAAATTCAAAGCACTTTATGGATGAATTAATTAAAGACAGTATTGTAAAATCAAAAAAACCAGAAGTAGTTGTTGATACAAGCAGCTCTGAAGTTTCAACAGACGAAGAAACTGAAGAAGTTGAGACTGAAGGGACAGCAGCTGTTGAAGATCAAGAAAACGAGGATATACAAAAAGCGTTGGAAAATTCAAAGCAAGATGATGAAGAAAAAGAGCAAAAAGCAGATGCTATTCAATCAGCTATTGTTAATAATGACGAAGAATTTAACGATGAAGAAAAGGAAGAAGATGAAGAAGATGAAGAAGAGGAAGAAGAAGAAGAGGAAGAAGAAGAGGAAGGAGAAGAAGAGGAAGAAGAAGAGGAAGGAGAAGAAGAGGAAGGAGAAGTTGATGATAATGTAGAAGAGCTACTAAATACTTCACCAATAAGTGTACCGCGAAGTAATACTACAGCATCAAGGGGAATTTCTCGCGATGTTGCTATTACAAAACTTGATTGGATTAGAAATAATTTGTCAAATGAAGATAAAGAAATACACCTTATAGGTTTAACAAGAGTTAGAAATGAACTTTTCGCACATATTCTAGGCAATAATGCGAGCATTAATCATTTCTTAAGAAATATATGCCCTAACACGTTTGATGCTGTTGTTCAAGGTATAACGAATTATTATCAAAATCAATACGATTCTACAACAGTAGTTTCAGGTGGAACCATTATTTCTCAAATATATGATAGTAATAATGATAATTAAATAAATAAATTAAAAAACTTTTTTAATATATTTATTCCTCAGGTAAACTATCTAAAATATTTTTTACAGCCGTCCAGTTTTCATTCATATTATCTTTAAGAGTTTCTAGTTCTTCTTCAACTATACCTGCGCTTCTAGACCTTACCAATACGCAAAATGATAGTGCGAATTCAATAGTATTTATTACCAATGGTGGGTATTCATAAGTTTTTTTAACATCGCCAGCCATTTTGTTTAATAATGCAATTGGAACAAGTTCTCCAATTAAACCATAAGCTCTTAACACGCGAATAGCGAATTCAGCGGGGTCAAGGTATTGATTTTCATCTAATGTAGTTGAATATTCATCCAACATCCTAGAGAATTCTGGAATGTTAAATGTATAGTCGGAAGAATTTACGCAATTAATATTAGCTACTTGGATTGTCATTGTTGTGTTGAATTAAAAAATGTTTATATTTTTAATTCAATTTATTCATCAAATTCAAAATTGCCTCTATATAATGCTATTGCTTCACACACATCGATAACTGCTTCCTCTGTAAAATGATTTTTCATAATATTAACCATATAACATACTAATTGTATTTCTCCTTCTACATAATTTCCATCTTGATTTATCCTATCAATAGATAATTTATACAGACTATTATTCTTCCAATTCATTTCTTTACCACTTAAAGCACATATACCTTTTTGTTTTTCCCATAATTTCATAATTAACTCTTCCGTCATTTCACATTTTATTCTACCTTTTTTTACTCTAGCATCATATTTTTTATGATATACTAAATAATGTATACATTGTTCTAGTGTTTGTTCGTCTCTCTTTTTTTTTGATCTCTCATTGCTTTTTTTCCTTTGTATTTCACATCTCTCTTTTGAACGTTTTAATTTTATTTCTTTCGGTATACGCCTTTTTTCCTTACTCGCTTCATATTTGTCTGGATGTTTCTTCCGCCAGTTGTAGGTTTTTCGATATTCCCTGTGATATTCCTTACACTTTTCGGATTTTTGATATTCCTTACGCTTTTCGCGGAAGCGGGGGGTTTTTCTTCGATTCCTTTCGTATTCTCTAAGCCGCTCTTTATTAACCATTTCCCACCCATTCCAATATCGCAATTCATTTTTATATATATAATAATTGCTTTTTATTCTATCTTTTGGTTTCGGTGAGAATGGATGTGGATTTTCTTTTGTTCCTAATTCAGCAGTTACTAATGAACTCATATTAATTTAAATCAAAAAAATATATTTAAATCAATTAATTAAGTAATTAACCGAACATACTACGCATTCTAGCATAGTCTCCGCCAGCTTGTGCCATCATATAGTTTGCCGCTTCATCTGCTCCTTTTTTTGCCATAACATCAAGCGCTTTTTTATTATTATCATCCATAGCTTTGCCGAAGCTTGTTTGTTGATAGCTTTTTGCAAAGTTTTTTCCCTCTTCAAGTGTATCTAATTGGAAAGACTTCAAAGTTTTGTAAAAAGGACTACCTTTGCCTGTTCGCGGATCACCAGCAAATTTTGCTTCGTCATCTTGTAAATTGTCTTTGACCGCAACGGCTTTGACCACTGGCAATGCCTGTATTTTACCTTGAATAACGCGCATCATATAACCATATCCACTGCTGTCCCAATTATAATCTAATACTTTATTGCTGACAATTTCAATAGCTTCACCTTCTTCCTGTGTCCACCATTCGGTAGTTGTCCACATAAAGCAACATTCAGGGTCTGGACCTTTCGCAAACGCACTGTATATGGCATCAAATTTTGGATGAGATTCAATAAATCTCATTATTTTTTCACTGTCATTCTTGGATTTTTGTTCTAAACTCATCTTGTATTGAATAAAAATAATGTAATTTACATAATTCAATTTATTAGTTTTGTTATGTTCTCTTTCATGTTCAATAAAAAAAAGCTTTCTCCAGTCTTCCCTGTGTTAAATAACACAGTTTTATTAATCTTCATCGCCATCAGATAGACAATCTGAATCCCATTCACTTTCGTCATCTGTTTCTTCATCACTATCCCATTCATCTTCACTTTTATCTTCCATTGGAAGACCAGAACAGGACCATTTTTTAGGTTGCGCTTCCTCTTCCTTTTCATCACCAACAACGAATTCATCATCATCAGCAACAAGTGCCTTATCTACATCAGTTATTCTAAGAAATCCGCCGATATGAGAGACAATAGCACCGGGTAATACCCGTCCCATATCACGCCAAATACTAGAGAATTCCAATAAACTTTCAGTGAAATCACGTTTATGAATTCTGTATCTTCCTCGCTCATTCCATTCAAGTGTCGTGAATTTATGTCCGCGGCTACTTGTATAGTAATTTTCATGTCCGTTGATCCTATCGTATTTGCCTTTATTATTAGCATCATAACAATGCTGATAGCGGTCAATAGCACCAGAAACAAATTTTTCATCTTCAAATCTTTTAGGTGCTGTTCTACGGCGAGTAGGGTTGCGTCGGTGTTCTTTTAACATATTCATCTTGTATAATAGTAATTATTCTTTAGTTAATATTATCCAAGCTAACTTTTTTGGTTCAATTTATTTACATGAAAGAAAAATTGATTTGATATTATTAAATAAATATATAATAGATATGAGCGTATTAAATAAGGTAAAGCAAATAAAATCATTTATTCATGGTATAGTAAAAACGGATATAATAGAACCGGGCATTGTATTTACAAAACCGGGGTCTATCACATACATGTTGAGAGGTAAACGTGCGAGTTCACAATCTGTTTCTGTTAAAATGGGAAAAATAGGTGAAAAAACATTTAAATATATAATTGAAAATTTTTCAGAATACAAACTTTTACAATGTGGAGTTCAATTAATAGCTAAGAAAAATAAAAAAAAAGATTTTGATTTAGTATTTGAGGACGCAATAAATAAAGTAATATATTTTCGCGAGTTAAAAGCCAATATAGAACTAGACACTGAAAAAATAATTGACACAATTAAAAAAGTAGATGGAGAATTGAAAGAATGGTTGGAAACAAAATATCCTACATATAATATTGATGTGGGAATATTGAATTGGTCTATTTACAACCGTAATATACCACAACTAAAAACAAAACCACATATAAAAAAATGTGAAAAAAATAATGTGAAAGTAGACCATATTGAAGATATGTTTAAATTAACAGATTTAAAATGGGAACAAGAAGATTGGGACAAATTTTGGTTAGAAATAGGTTCTGAAATAGATAAAATATTTGAATAATTAATAATTCTTAATAACTAAATGCTTTGTGTTTATTTCACTTCCTACGCGACCTGAATGTAATTTAAATCTATAATTTTTTTTGTATTCATCAATAATATATCCTTTGTATAATTCTGAAATAAAATCTGTTTTTCCAATCACCATAAGACATCTAATATTTGTTTCTTTAAAACATTTTGCTAGTTTCTTATGTTCTTCTTTTCCAAATTGACAATAACCATAATCAGTGAATTCACTATCATACGGTGGGTCAAGAAACATAAAATTACTTTTATCATTATAGTTTTCAAATATATATTCAAAGCTTTTATTATGAATATCTGTATTTTTTAATAGTTTTTCATAACCTTTATTTTTTATATCTTCGTAATTATAAGTTTTATATCTTCCATATGGAATGTTAAATTTACCTTTTGAATTGTATCTTAGCATACCTCTAAAACAAGTTTTTCTTAGATAATAAAATCGGCTTCCGTTTTCTAATACAGATTTTGGTTCGGTGTTTCTTACTTTATAATATTCTTCTTGTTCATTTGGGTGGGAACTCATATATTCATAAATTTTATCACTGTCGCCATTTTTAATACTTGTATAAAAATCAATCAATTCTTTATGAAGGTCATTGATGACGGCCTTCTTGGGATTTAAATTGAAAAACACAGCACCTCCTCCAATAAAAGGTTCTAGATAAATATTTATATCTTCTGGAACCCATTTTAGAATTTCGGGCAGTTCGTCTTTTTTGCCACCAGACCATTTTACAATTGGTTTTAATGGGCTACGTACATCGGGGATGCTTTCATCCTTGGCGAAAAAGCTAGTTATATTCATATATTAAATTAATTAGAAAAATTATATTTAAATCAATTTTTATTAGTGTAATTCTTGGTTTTAGTGGGGTCATTTGGTATAACAGTTCGTATTTTATATTTGTTTTCATATACGTGAATTGCTTTAATATTAGAAAAGGGTTTTACTTTACTTTTTCTATTTTTAGGCTTGGAAAGCGCATATCCGAAACAAGACATCATATATAATAATAAAAAAATTATATTTAAATGTTAATTTTATAGGAATAGAGTTTTGTATTCAGAATAACGACTTTGATATAAATTAAAAGCTTTGAAATGCTGCATATTGTCAATATCAGTAAAATGTTTACTACAATAAAGATAAATATCCATCCATCGTTTGTTGGTAACTTCTGGCGCGGTATGCATAATAGTATCTATAATAGACTTTAAATCTCTAGTAATTTGTTCGTCAGATAGGAAATTTTTTCCTATAAGAGTAACAGTTTCTGCTAGGTAGAATGCTTTTGATTGTTCTTTACTTGTCATATTTTATTGTATTGATAAAAAAATTTAAATATTTTTAATCAATTTTTACACTCTTCTACACAAACTCAACGCCTTCACTTTCTAAATCTTTTCTCAAATTTTTCCAATTATTTAATACTTCATTCATCAAGTCTTTACTAAAATAATAATCAGCCATAATACTCCAGATCAAACAATCATATTCACTCCATGCTTTATTCATCTCTTGTAAAATCTCATTAATAATTGTTTTATCCTCATTCAGCACTTTAATCAACCATTTGTGCTTTCCACTACCACCCAAAATATCCAATCTTTTACCAATATCTCCTTCATCAATACTTACCAAATACTGCTGTGAATAACCATAATCACAACCTACAAGAACATTTCTACAATTAAAATCACTACATCTAAAAATTCCCCGGAACACTCCAATTTTAACAAATTCTTTTAACTGGCGTCTAACAGTGGGAAAGGAATGCTTTATTACACCTAATTCCATTGGAACTTTCCAATTACAATGCACTACTTTATTCATAACACAATAAACAACTTTTATTCGCACATTCTTGTTGTCTTCTCCAGTAGTTCCCCAAGAAACCATTTTCCAATTGTCTTTCCAACTTTTTTTACTTTTGTCAGCTTTTTCAATTCTAAAATTACTCGAAACTCTTTTCATTCCTATTTTTCTTAAACCAAACATTTCTTTACAATCATCCAAAACACAATAATCTCTATTATAATTCATGCTTTTTCTACTTTCTTTCCAGATTTTACCATCATATTCAAAACACATAACTTTATTTCCACAAGTCGTCTCGCTACATAATTTTATTTTATTAACATCAATGTTTTTGACATCAATAAATTTCAAATCTTTTTCCAAGTCATCAAAATTAGGTTTTCCTCTCATTTTTTTAATTCTTTTATATTTTTCGGACCTAATCTGTGTTCTAGTCAGAACGGCTTCTGGTTTCTTTTCCGGACCTTCTTCTGCATTAAATGGGTTCAAGTCAATAAGCGTTTTTGCGACTTCTTGTTCTTCTTTCTTTAAATTTACCTTTTTCGCGTTCTTTTTTTTAGAAACAAGACCATGGCCACAATTCAAATTATAATCATCATAATATTTTCTCCATTCCTTTTCTAAAAATTCCGTATCTTCATTTACAATTACACTACCAGCAGTAGCAAAATCTTTTTTGGTTTTTCCCATCTTGCGACCCAAGCTAGTGTGCATATCTATAGCATAATCATCCATTTGCATATAAACATCTCTTTTCTTTAAAAATTCAGCAAAATTAGTATTAAAATTTAATGTAAAATCATTGAGTTTTTGAACCTTTTCTTTTGTTTCTATTCTTGGGTCGGCATATAGTGCTATGTCAATACTAGCAGTCAAGAATATAAATCTTTCTTTTCTATTAATTTTGAAAAATTCTGTCAATCTATATTCCAAACATTTTCTAAAAAGTGCATTTCCACGGATTTCCTTTCTATTAAATAGAAATTCCCAAATCATATAAATATTTTCTTTTCTTCTAAATCGCGTTTTTTCACCTTTATTTTTACCATCAAAAATTTTAAACATCCAATAATACATTTTACTATCTTTTTTCTCGAAACATTTTTTGAAATTTTCAAAATAAAATTTATCTGTTTTCTCTTCAACTATTTCATTTTTAAATCTATAATTCCAGAAAGCTCTGGTATCACTATTTCTTCTTATCATCTTACTATTAACTAACAAATAGCACATCTTGACAAGAAGTTCGCCGTTTTTTCTATTACTTTCAAACTTTTCAACTAATTTTCGCAAAACAATATATCTAGCACATTCATTAAATATCATTTCTTCATCCATCATAACAATCAATCTATTTAATAAATTACTAATAATCCCTTTACACATTTTTTTCTCAATATCAGTGTTGGCTCCCTCTTCAAATCTCCAAATTTCCAGGGCACACCAAATCATTTTTTCATATTCTCTTCTTCGCAAATATTTCTGGAGACCACTCTTAAGCAAGTCTAATTTATACCCATGAAAAGATACACTAGAGAAGCAGGTCCTATACTTCATTTTTCCCCGATTTTCCATTTTTTTTTCTTGTAAATTACTTTTGGATTCTTGATTTATTGAAACAATACTAGTCATTATAATTAAAATAAAAAAAGTTGAATTATTTAATTCAATTTTTTATATATGTGTTTATGTATTTTTATAACGGTTCATCATTTCTTGGGTTTTTATACGAACACTTCTGCTACTATATTTCCCTCCTCTATTTCTACTATTTCTAGTCTTGTCCTTTCCGGTTTTTCTTTTTGAATAGATGTCGTTTGTTTTTGGCATTGTATATTACTAGTTGTAGGCAAATGTTTAAGTTTATTTTGGTTAGTATTTGGGATAATTTCTGGCATAATAAATTTACAAGATATAATATTTAATTCAATTTAACGCGATTAATTACGAGATCTAAAAAGTGGTGGTTGCAACAAGGTGTCTGAAAAGCTTACTAGTTGAGGTTGGTTATATGACCTGCGCAATATCGGCATCCTCGGCTGTGCTAAATCGCTGTCGTCGTCGTTATCATTGTCTACTACAGTAGGCATATTTGAACTAGCTCGTTGAAGTCCTGTAAAGGGGGCATCAATTCCTTGAGACATATTACGTGCCATAGTAGATACGGCTCTATAACAGGATTCAATTGCTTGTTCGTTTGAGTTATGAACGGTTATTGATTTTTCAGGGTTAAACCCATACCATCCACCGACCTCTTCAGCGTCCATATTAGCTGCCATTAGAATAGCACGACCCCCGTTTTTACGGAATGACAGCATCTTTTCACGGGTTTGTTTCCTACCATTAATGCTCGCATTGTCATCGCCGTCTGTTATGGCGATTAAAACTATCGCAACATCAGGATTTAATTTTCGAACTGAATGTTGTAAAGACGACAAATAATCGTTCTTTTGCTTTTCTAGTTTTTCAACTTCTTCTATAAGAGTATCATTAAAACGCGTACTAGCGCAAGGTCTCAATCCATTGACGATTTCTTGTCGGAGTGGTATATCTTCCGTCAATAAATCGCGGTCTCGCATTATATCGTTGGCGGTATTATCGAATGCTACAAGCGTAACAACCGTTGATTTTTGCGTTTCGATTGCTTGTTTTTGGGCGTCTTGTAGTAGATGTTCTACCATATCATATTGCTTGCCATTGAAAGTATCCATTGAAGCGGAACGGTCTGCTACAATAGTTTTGAAAATTTTTACTGGCATATAGCCGTGACTTCTGGTTCTTGTGATAGTTGTCATTACGAGTTCTTGGGTAATGTGTTGTTATTATGTTTTTTTCAATTCAATTTATCTGTTAAAACCAACTTTTACTTAAAAGTATAAAAAAACAACTGTTATTTTCCTATTAAATAAACAAGAAAGATTTTATTTGAGACCAAGAACAATTCTCCAAGTAGTAGGCTTCATTTTAATAGTTTTATTTACATCATTGAATTCAAGTAAATTATAGTGAGAAACGGCACCACCAACCATGGGCAAATTATTATTATTTCTTAAAATATTATATAATTCTTGAGTATGTCCGTTTGTTGAACTGGTCGCATTATAAAAAATATTAGCTTTCATTTTCACAAAAATAGCAATTGTATCGCCTGATTTAAAAGGAAAATTATATTCAACATTATTATTATCATTGCTGAATCTATTTGGCAATTGTCGTTTAATTTGTTGAAACATGGAAACAAGTGGGTTATTTCCATTAGCATACGTATTTGTATTTAAACCGTGTGTTATTTCGAGCCCTATTAATCCAGGTATGTTAGTATTAACTATATTATCTCTTATATCTGTAGGATTTTTAATTAAATCCTTGACATCCGGTCTATCAAAAAAGATAGATGATATATATTGTATAAGAAGGTTAGAAATAGTAGCATCAGTCGTTTTTCTAGAACTATTCAAGAACGTTCTATCATAATGATATAATTTTTGGTTAGATATATCAGCTGACAATTCAGTTTCAAAATTAGTTTTTTCAGTATCATTATATTTAAAGGTATAATTTCCATTTGAATCGACTTTATATTTAAAGTATTTTCCAAATGTGCTTGCTTTGGTTTGTTCGCAATGCATAATAAAGTTAGAACTGGAATCCATTGTAGAATTCGCGCCTACTTGAGAGTCTTGAACTTTGACATCGGAATCTAAATAAACTGGTAAATATAAATTAGCATTTCCACGTAAAATTTTTACTATGTTGTTATTAGCGGATTGTAATGTTCCTGTATTATTAATAGATGTTACTAACAACCGTGTATTATCAACGGTATTGTCGAATAATAGCATTCCATTGGTAGGGATAGTTAAAGCACCATAATATTCGGCAAGAGTAGTTTGGCTAGAAATAACAAGACAAATACCTGCACCAACTGTAATATCTTCACCAATACCCGGTATTTTGTTATCGGTCCACGTAGCTGCATCATGAAAATATTTAATTTCTAATCCAGCATCAGCATCAGTATCGACCGAAATGGTAGAATTGATATTTAATTGTATTTCTCCTTGTATATCGACAGATTTTCCATATAAATTGCAATTCGCATTTATAAATTTAACACAAGTTGAAGCGGGAACAGTTATTTTGTCATATCCAGCTTGTTGCAACATGTTGCTCCCAATTTCCATAATAATATTTTCAGGAAAAAGGCAATCTTCACCTGCTAAAGGTATTCCATTCGGCCAAATACTCGAATCATTAAATGAATAGATTGGTCTAGTTATACCATCGTTTGTAATTAAAATGGTTGAATTTGTATTTAATTCTATAACACCATTCATTTGTATTGTTTTTGATACAAATTGAATATTGTCGCTTATGAATTTTATAAGTGTGTCTTTTGGCACAGTTACATCACTGTAGCCCAACGCGTGTAGCATATCAGCATCGATTTCCATAATAATATCATCCGGAAATGTAAAGGAGCCTGAGTCAGGAATACCATTCGGCCAAATACTAGCGTTGTTAAATGAATATATTGCTCTATTGTCGACAGCACTTTTTGCAATTAAAATAGTAGAATTCGTATTTAATTCTATAGTGCCATTCATTTGTAAAGTCTCCGCTATTAATTGAATATTATCACTTATAAATTTTATAATAGAGTTATTTGGCACAATAATATCACTATAACCCAATAAACGTAACATATTCGTATCAATCTTTATAGTGGTATTGGATGGAGTAGTGAAATCGCTGCCAGTTAAGGGTATTCCGTTGTTTCCCCAAGCATTTACATCATTAAAAAAGTATTCAGACATTATTAATATATGGTTGTATAAAATTATAAATATAAGGACTTGTTGGTCATAATTGATTTTAATGTTAATTTTGGTATTTCCTTCATTTTTTCAACCAGAGACAAATTTTCTAATAAGATTGCCGCTTTTTCAATCTCTTTCGCAATAGTATTTATCTTCAACACTGCCTTTATAAAATCTCCTAAAAATATTCCCCAATATCTAAGTTCTTTAAATACTAAAGAACACTCTTTCTCGTTCGTACATTTGGACCACTTATTGACGATTTCACAAATATTATATTGAATGTTGTAATGGTCTACATTATTAAACAAGTTGATTTCGACATCTTTCCAATATCTTAATGTTCCCGTAAGTTTTTTCAGCAATACCTTTGACTTATCTGTTATATCCAGAATTTTAAAATCATTCACTTTATTTTCATCTGAAAGCCTGATATTTGTAAATATACTAAATATGACAACAAATTCTTCTGGTGTTAATTTTTCTACAAAACTTTCTTGTCTAATAATAAAATCAGCAACTGCGATTGATGGTATTTCTTGTAGACAAATTGCGATTTTTCCTTTATTGGTAAGTTCTAAATTTTCATCGATAAATAAATCGTCGCTCAATCTATTTTTGATGTCAGAAATTCGTTCTTTTTCTTTATCAAATAAACCTCCCGCCATTCCATAGCTCTTTCCAATATGTTCCGAGATGTCATTTTTATTATAAATTTGGCGCAATACATAATTTGAATTGATTTCAAGCTTTGATTGTTGAGAGATAAATCCGCCATCCACAATGTGTCCATATTCAGTTGCGTTCAAATATTCTTTTCCAAATCGAAATAAATTAATAAGGTGATAGTTCTTTCCTTTTGTATCAATTCCTCTTCTACCGGCTCTTCCTGCTGCTTGAGTATATTCGGAGCTGGTTAAATTTCGGAAACCTTTATCCGAATACTTTTGAAATGCGGTGAACACACAAGTTTTTACAGGCATATTAAGTCCAACCGCAAATGTTTCTGTCGAAATTAGCAATGGAATCTTTTTATTTGCGAATAGTATTTCTACCATTTCTTTATATACCTGTAAAACGCCCGAGTGATGGACGGCGACACCTTTTTCAAGTCTTTTAATTATTTTAAAGAATTCAATGGTATTTGTATATTCCTGCCAATTAGAAAGTTTTTTTTGCAATATACTTATTGCCTCTTTTTTTATAGTATGAACGGCGCTTGAACCAGATGGAAATAAAGATTCTTTTATAGAATCTGCCAATTTATAACATCCTGCCCGGGAATACACATATATAATTGCGGGTAATTCTTCTTTTTCTTTCAAATATTTTGCTACTTCGTTGATAATATATTCTTTTTTCATATAAATATTATGTTTTTTAAGAATTTTTTTAAATCGTAGGAGTTTATGAACGTTTTTTTCGTGATATTCTTGTTGTATTTTAAGTGGTAATGCTTGTTTTTCAATCATATCTTCAATAAAATCTTTTTCTTCCGGTGAAAATTTTCTAATATTCGAATTATTATTCAAAAATACTAAACTATAATGTTCTAATGGTACAATTCTTTTATAATTCGGACATAAAGATGTTTTTCTATCCGTGACCTTTGAAAGCCAATTACAAAGAACGTCTGGTTTTGCCAATGTAGCAGATAATCCAATAATAGGTACATTATTTGGCAATTTAACAATGGAGTCGTTCCAAGCATCTCCTCGATCTGAAAATAAATAATGAAGTTCATCAAATATGACAGTTGCGCATTCTTTTTCAAAATCCATATTAAAATCCAATAGTTCAGCATTATCTTTTCTATGGAGCAATTGATTTTGTAAACATTCTGTTGTCATCAATAAAACGTTCGCTTCGGGATTATCTTTATTGTCCCCTGTAATCAATCCAAATGAAATGTCTGGAAATTTATTTTTCCAAGAATTACATTTTTCGTTGGTCAATGCTTTGATAGGTGAACAATAAATAACTCGCTTGCCTTGTTTTACGTAATGTAAAATAGCTGCCTCCGCGGCTACTGTTTTGCCAGAGCCAGTATATGCTGTAAGAACCGTGTTATGTCCTTCAATCATTTTGTATATGGCCCATTTTTGAAAGTTTGACAACTCAAACGGAAATTCTGTGAAAAGTTCACTGTTTAATTCGCGGGGGAATTCCCCGTCGCAAGTTTCGAACATAGCTTGTGTTAATTCCATATTTGTATATAATTGAATTAAAAAAGTTATTTTTAATTCAATTAATTTTTTCAATCGTATTATGTTATGTCCCTTACCCCGTATACACGAATTGCGCAGAATACGCTTGATCTTCACAATCAAACATATGCGTTTTATCGTTAGGAGTTTTTTCAGATACAGCCCAGGTATCTAAGAATTCTTCACCCTCTTCCAATTCATAATCGGGTCTTCTCCAAACCTTTTCAACTTTGTATCCTATTCGTGCTTTAACTGTTCTTTTGATTCTACGATATAATTTCATTGTTGTCTTATACTTTTCAGTTTCGTTTTCGGTTTGTTGTGTTGCTTTTGAGTTAATAATATTCAAGCCCAAATTTTCAATTCAATTTTTCAATAGTAAATACATTATAAAATTATAATTACATTTCAATGAGTCTATTTTATCTATCAATTCTAACATGAAAGAAAAAAGTTATTTAAATCAATTAATAATATCCAGGTGTGAATTCTTCCAATTTATTAGCATTTTCTAGACAATCTCATATGTTTTAGTCTTTTTAATGATTTTTCAGAACGTGTTAGTTCGTAAAAATGGATTGATAAAAACAAAAGATATAAAGGAAAACCAGATAGAATTTTAAAGATAGGCCGTTTATATCCATATTTTTTCTCATATAAGTCGCACATTTTCCAAGTATAACTTGTTAAACCGACCATAACTATAGTTGGAATAAAGGCTTTAACTAATTCGATATATGGTCTGTAAGACATTAAAAAATAATATAAAAATATATTTATATGGTTTATTAATATGTTAAAACGATTTTGTAGAAGATTTTCTTGTTATAATGTAAATATGGATATTCCTATTGATTGGAACGAGATAGATTCAAACGTAAAAGAATTTAGTTTTGAAGGAGAAACAAAAATCGCAAAAGTGGTAAGCGTGTATGATGGCGATACCGTAAAAGTTGTATTCCCTGTGTTAAGAAAATTATTTAAATTTAATTGTAGAATTTCAGGCGTTGATACTCCTGAAATTAGAACTAGAGATAAAGTTGAAAAAGAACACGGACTTTTTGTAAGAGACCAACTTCGTAAAAAAATATTAAATAAAGTAGTAACAATCAAATGCGGAGATTTTGATAAATATGGGCGATTGTTGATAGATATTAAAGAACGGGGTGCGCTTACAGAAGAAACTGTAAGTGAATGGTTAATTAACAAAGATTATGCGTTTGCTTATGATGGCGGAACAAAGAAATCTTGGGGAGAATATTTGAAAGAAAAATCTATAACAAAATGATAATATTTAGTAATCTAAAATATTATTATATATTATACAATGTCTGAAAAATCAATAGCGATGGTGGAGTTTAAAGATACCGATGCGTTGGGACGAGACCCGTCCAAATATAAAGCTAAGCTTGAAAAAATAAAGAAAGCCGAGACAAAAAAAATATTTGATATGTTAAAAGAACAACTAAAAGAATTGGAAGAGGGATTGAAAGCCACCAATATCGAATATAACAAATTAAGTCAAGAATTCAAGAAGTCAAATAAAGTACCACACGAGCAAGATATTGCAGCAATTGAAGCCCACATAAAAAACCTAAAAAAGAGAATGAAGGACGGGAATATACAAAAAGAAATAGACGATTTATTTGGTACTATCCTTGGCGGAGGGAAAAGAAGAACTAGAAGACGTAAAAAAAAGAAAAAAAGAAGAACAAAAAGAGCCGGAGCTTGGAGCGAAAGAGGTTTGACTACAAGGGAAATAAATAAAAGAAAAGTTTTTTTTGAAGACCCGCAAAAGTATAAACGCGAACGTAGAGAAAAAATAACTGATATGTTAAACCATCAACTAAAAGAATTGGAAAAGGAATTGAAAGCCACCAATGCCGAATATAACAAATTAAGTAAAGAATTCAAGAAGTCAAATAAAAAAAAACACGAGGAAGATATTGTAGCAATTGAAGACCGAATAAAAGAAGTAAAAGCGGAAATGAATGAGCGCCGCAAATCTGCCATGGAAAGATTGCTAAAATTCACCACTAAACTAAGTATAAGGGCTCCGAATACTAATGATTTTACAGGACAGAAGGTGTCGTCCCCTCCAGGATACGACAGCTTCGTTGGCCGCCTTAGTCCGCCCACCGTTGGCCGCCTTAGTCCACCCACCGTTGGTGGTAAAAAATCAAGGAAGAAAAAGCACAAACGAAGACGGAAAACAGTAAAAAAACGTCGTAGAAAACGACGACGTTAATTAAACAAAGTGTGGGTTCATTAACCTTTGAATACTAAAATATGTAACTGGTTCTTTTTCAGTACCTTTTAAAAGTTTTTTCAAATCACTGTCGGGTAGAATTTCTCTTTTATTTACAGGATTTTGAAGATTTTTTTCTTGGATATATTTAATAATAAATTTAGTTACTTCAGTTCTTGCTGCATCAGACCCTTCGGGTTTATTCATAAATTTACATAATTCAGATGAAATTTTCCCTGGAACAGCAAAACCAGATGGTTTTCGATTGCCTTTCATTTTATTTTTTTTAGCTTCTTTTTCCAGGGCTTTCATTCTTTTATTACAGCTTTTTTCGAGGGATTTAACTTGTTTAATTAAACCGGTAATCTGATTTTTAAATCCAGACAATACATTGAGAACATCGTCGAACGGTTGTTCTTTTTTAGCAGCAGACTTTGAACTATTTTGTTCCATTATATACCTACATTCTTGAAATATCTTTAAATTAATTTTTATATAATAAATATTAATTTAATTATTGAGATTATGAAACTCTAATTATTGGGATTCAGAAGTCGTATTGCTGGACATCTTCCATGAACCATTTTGGCCGTCGTCATCTCTTGGACCACCGCCGCGGGAACGAACCTTTCGTCTTCCACCGCGTTCATTTCGGTCTCCTCGTTCATTGCGGTCTCCTCGCTCTCCGCGATTTCCACCTTCCCAACTTCCACCTTCTCTTTTATTTTGAGTGTTTTCTTTACGCATTGTTGCGCGTGTTTCGCACATTAGCATACCGCTCTTAACACCTGTGATAGACCCTGCTTGGAAAGGATGATCGTCATTATCACTTTTTCGTAGTTCAAATTCTACATATTCCCCTTGAACTAGATATTTATATTGCTCACTTTCCACTTTGATACCCGAATGATGAGCAAAAACATCCTCACCTGAATGTGGACCTTCGAGCACTGTAACAAAACCGAACCCGGCGCGGTTATTGAACCACTTTACGCGACCTTGATAGCGAGTGCCATCGAAAACTGGAGTAACTGACTGTGTGTCTGTCATTATGTACTACATAATCGAGTTCTTTTTATATTGATTTTTATTATAATATATATCTACATCTTGTAAAATATTTAGTTTTCAAAAGTCATTAAAATATTTCCTGTATCCCGCTGAATAAACGTTCTATTGTTACTGACATTTTCATACGTTGTCGTAGCGACTTCATGGTTGTTTCCTATAATCGAATTCCCTGCAGCTTGTCTTGATGACATGCTTTCTTGATATGTTTGTATTTCTTCATCCGTCATCTCTTCTAATATTACTTCTTGTATAGGATCAATATAAACCGTTCTCTTATACCATTTACCTGTTACACAACCTGCTAAAAGCATCCATTTATCATTCAGACAACAACATCCTATACATTTCTCTGTATCATCGGCATTAAAATTCCATATATATTTATTGTCGAATTTAATGATAAGTTGGCTAGAAATCCCTGATATTTGAGGAACATACTTCATGTTACAATTGTCAGCTGTTAGGATAATACTTGAACGTGTCATTTTAAATAATTAAATTATTGAATAATCAATTCAATTAATTAGTTAATTATTTAATGTTTTTCTCTCCCAAATGTATTAAGTTCGTTAATAAAATTAATTGTTTTGAAAAAATATAAAAATAAGAATCAAACCACAAGTAATACATAAAACGGTTCCTATTTTAAACCAACTTTCTTGATACCATTTAATAGAGAGATTTGGCATAAGTTCGTGTATTAATGTATAATCATCTGTTTTGTCATTATTGTCTTTACCAAATAAATTCATCATATGAATACCTTTAATTATTATATTTAAATAATAACAAACTATTTAAATATAACAAAATACTTAATTTAATATGGTGAGTTATTTGATTCGAAATAGGATTTCTTTATTGGTTTGTGATATGGCAGGAACCGTGATAAATGAAAATGGCTTGGTATACAAATCATTATATGATACATTAGAAATGCACGGATATACTCCACACGCGAAAGATATTGCCAGCTGGTCTGGCAAAGAAAAAAAACAAGTTTTATATGATGAAATATATAAAAAAATGTTGCCCGTGCAGGGAGGAGAAATCGATATATCTTGGAGAGTAAACGTAGCCGAATCTACTTTAAAAAATATGTTGGAAGATAGATATTTTAATGAAACAAATATGGAACTAATTGATGACAATTTATATGATTTTTTTGCTTGTGCTAGAATAAATGGTATTAGAATCGCGTTAAATACTGGATATTCTAAAGAATTTCAATCACAAATCATAGATCATTTCAAATTAGATTTATATGTAGATGGCTTTATATCAAGTGAAGAAGTAAAGCATGGAAGGCCTTATCCATATATGATTAATAATTTAATGGAAGAATTTGATATTCTACATCCTAAAAATATTGCAAAGGTTGGCGATACAAAAAATGATATGAGAGAAGGCGTGAATGCTTGTTGTGGTATTAAAATTGGAGTTTTATCAGGATTTGAAACAAAAGAAAATTTATTAGAAGCCGGGGCTGATGTTGTTGTAAATAAAATCACTGATTTAAATGATGTCGATGATGTGCCAGTTTTTTTATTATGATGGTTTAATATATAATGGAAGAATTATTGGGAAATGCTAATATTATAGAACTTCAAAAACAAGTATTAAGTGACCCTGCAATGAAACAAACCGTAGAACAAGTATTAAAAAATCCAGAAATGCTTGACCAATTTAAAAATTTTTTTAAAGGAGGCAGAAAACGCAGAAAATCTTATAGAAGAAGAAAAAGAAAAAAAACAAAACGAAAGAGAAAAAGAAAAAAAAGAACTCGTCGAAAAAGACGTTAATTTTTGTTTTATATTTTATATGAAACAAAAAAAAAGAAGAGTAACGTTTAATCCTACTATAAAAATAAAAGAATTTAGTAAAGATGATAGAATATGTACAAATTTATTGTCTAACAATAAAAATCTTATAATAATATTTGCTACAATACAATGTTTTTTTATATTATTAATAATATCAAAGTTCAATTTAAAATTATACGATACAGTTTGGTCTTATAGCACCTTAATATCTGCAATGTCAATTATATACTTTCTTATTAACTACAATTATAGCGTAATACGAATGTTACATCCGATATGGGTTCCAATTTCACTTTCTCTTTCTTTATTTTTAACTAATAAATTTTTATTATTGATGTCTTTATGGTTTATTTTGACAGTTCAAATTGCTTGGGGTATATTTGATGGTTGTATTTTAGATGAAAAAAAAAATGAATGGTATGAGTGGATTGGTAAATTTTTAAAAATAGCTGCTTTAATCGTTACAGTTATTTTAACACATTTAATAAATAAATAAATATAAATATAAATATATATTTATTGCAATGGATAATAAACGAAATATACAAGAAAAAATATTAGAGAAACGAAAAATAAAAAAAGAACGAGAGAGATTAGCAGACGAATTGATAAAATATCAAAAAAAAGAAAAAGAAATAAATAAGTGGTTATGGCATAATTGCGACCACGATTTTGTAAAAATAGATAATGGTTGGAGCGATGATTTGTTAAAAAGACAATGTAATATTTGTGGATTATGGCAACATAAATATTTATATACATAAAAAAAGATTGATTAACAATCTCCAAAAACTTAAGTTTTTGATTATTTAATATTATACACATAATTTAAAAGTCTTGAAATGATTGGTCGATTTCCTCCTCATCAGATTCTTCCATTTGATGGGCGTATACTGGTTTGTCATCTGCATCTACCATTTCGGCGTCTGTTTCGCTTGACACCCATCCCACGTGTTTTCCATTTGATCTATCTATAATTTTTCCATAGTCCTCGTCATTTTCATCACGATTATAAATTAAATCACCCCCATCTTCACACCCCCTAAATGGAAGATAGTCAAAAGTAGGGCAAAACTTCATGTCGAATGAATAATTTGTAGTTTCTTCATCTGAAAAACTCTCAGCTTGGAGTTCAGCCGCACCATCATCTTCCTCATCAGAAAGATCAATTCCATCCATATCTGCGAATTCTTTTAGTTGTCCCTCATCGATACTTTTAACGACAACCTCAGTGGGTTTCTTTTCAACCGGTGCTTCGACTTTCTTTTCAACCGGTGCTTCGACTTTCTTTTCAACCGGCGCTTCTACTTTCTTTTCAACCGGCGCTTCGACCTTCGCGATTGCCGCACCTTCTACTAAAGACTTCCCAAATTCAATAGCATCTTTTTCATTGTCAAATGTGGTAGACTTAGAATTCGGTGTTTTAGTTGAGACACTCCACGTATCAACCCATTCTTCGCCTGTGTCTTTCAACGCATAATCGGTTTTTCTCCAAACCTTTTCTGTCTTGACATTTCCGTTTTTTTCGATACTTCTAGAAAGTTTGCGATAAAGCCGAGGGGGTTTTGTCTTGCTTTTCTTAGCTGTAGATTTTTTAACAACTGACTTTTTAATTAAAGCGTTTGCTTTTAATTGTTGTGCCGCGTTATTCAATGGGGTTGTTACAGGCATCTTAGCTTCTTCCATCTTAGGCCGGCCTCGCTTTTCACATTCATCATCCGTATCAACCACGGCAACAACACTTGTGTTTTTAGTAGGCTTGCGTCCTCTAACCGCGCGGGGGACTTCTGAGTTCAATAGTTCAATTCGATTTTCAAGAATTTCGTTGAATTTTTCCTTCATCAACTCGAACGATTCTTCTTCTCCCCTCCTCCCCCTACCTGCTGCGAATTTGTATAGACTTTGTTGATGTAAATGTCTCAGCATATTCATTAAATCGTCCAGTAAATCTTCGCCGAAACTACGGGTAAATTCAACGAATAATTTAGAATTCGATCGGTTAATTTGATTGTTAAGCTGTAATAAACTCATTGTAAAGGTTGTTGTTAATTCTTGTGTGTTTTGGGTTTTTGATAAACTTGTTTGCATATTAGGTATAACAATGTTAAATTGCACTTTTTCTTTTCAATTAATATAAAAAAGCTTTCTTGTTATATACTATCTTGAAAAATTGAACTTTATATTTTGACTTGTGTATAATTATACAAGCTAAAATACAAGACCAAAAATACAATTAACTACAAACAAACTCCCTATCAAAATGGCAACTACATTGATTGATACTCGCAAACCAATTATGGCTCAAATCACACACAGCTGGAATCAATTTCGCACCGACAAAGATTCGGATGCCTTTCTGTGGTCGAACGACGATTTTGAGGTTCCATTTGCTAAAGATTTCGCCGAAAAAGATGCTCCATGGTCTAGTAAGCAAACAGTATTAGAAAGGAACGCGGTTCATGCTAATAAGCTTATTCGCCTATACATCGCTCTTAACATAGAGACAGCAGAGAGAATGCATATTTGGCAATTCTTCGAAATCTCCGCGGGCGTTGTAGGCAAAATTAAGGAGAAAATAAAACTCCTTAAAAGAGTTACGAGGGTGTTGAAGAAACAACAAGAATATGGTATGGATTTAAGTAATGCGACGGATTTATATCTATGGCGCAAGGAAGTTTCATTGTATACAACCGAGGTTCAGTTGAAAGAATATTCTGAAAAGATGAAGGAGAAGAAGGCGCGACGGGACTGCGCCCGGTTCGTCAAAAACATCAGGCTGAAGGAAGCAGAAGAGAAAAAGCAGCGTTCGCTGAAAGATGTTAAAAAGTTTTCTAGGAAAACTATTGCTATGTTGAAGAAAGCGCACGAGGAAGGATATTCTATTCAAGACGTCATATCAGAACTAGAGAAATAGGTTAATAAAAATAAAAAATGTGTATTATTAAATACGCCTCTTTTTTAATTTTGCTTTCGTGTTGTATAAATTGATTAAAAGTTTCCAACTTGTATATTATTAATCAAATATTATACAAGTTTTAAAACAAATCAAAAATGAATCAACAAGTACCAAAAACACCAAGAAGATGCGGAAAGTGCAGTATGTTCGGTCATAATCGTCGTACCTGCCATTTAACAACACATTATGGTAGTGATGAACCAAAATATCCACATAGATACGCTATGTCACACTGGCGACATCATTGTGTGTTGAATGAAAGGTGGATTGCAGCTGGAGGAGCCGGTCATACAGTTCCAGAACCAAAACTTGAAGATTTTATAAAAAAGACACCATTTGAATTGGCGTGTGAAAATAAGTGTAAGGTGATACACGAGGATACATGCTGTATATGTATTGAAGCATTGGGTGAAAAGAATATAGCAACTACGCCTTGTGGTCATCAATTTCATTTTGGGTGCCTAGCACAGCATATCAGTCGGTCGAATAATTGCCCTACGTGTAGAGGTATTATTTGTCCTGCTATTGTCAAGGAAAAAATACAAATTCCAACTACACCAATTATTACATCATACATAACTCGAACAATGCAAGGTTGTCTTCCTGAGATTATAGATATATGCGCGTATCAATCATTGGAACCCGGGGAAATGATATTGTCATTGGACCATTTAATGACCGACACGTTGCTTCATAGTTTAAGAGGATTAGCCCAGGCGATTGTTGGTTATAATGAATAATTTATGAGAAAGGAAATCTTTCTTGTTAAAAAACTTTAAAAATTGAATAAAAAAAAGCGACTTGTATATTATTAACCAAACAAGATACTATAAACTACAAGTTAAACCCAATCCAATCAAAACATACTACCTAATATGAATACCAATCAAATTGCGATGATACACATGTCTGAACTTAGACCAGAAATTGCGGAATATGTTAAACGTCTCAAGATTATTCGCGGATTAAGGAAGAAAGTGGCGAAACAAATCTCGAGAACGGTAAAGACCGTTAAATTCACCAAGTGGGTGAAGAAACGCGGGAAATCCCTTAAAAAGGCGCGTTCGTCCAAACAATCGCCGACAATTAAGGAAGTGAAGACATATCGCCGCATTGTTCGCTCATTCTCAAAGAAGGGCAAACATCAGTCGGAAAAGGTATGGCGTTCCGTAGAACATTATTCCTTAAAAGATGGCGAAACCTGGACCGACTTATGGGCTTATGACACCAAAAGGCCTACCAAACGAACGCATACCTTCTGGTTTCCCCTTAAACTCGAAGACAAAATCAGCGCATAATTGTATATACTTAACTATAAAAAATACGTATTCTTAAATACGTATGGAAGACCGGAGACAGCTTTTTTTTATTGCAATAATATATATGAATGATACTTTGAAATTTATGATTTTCATGGGTGCTTTACTCGTATTATATCATTTTTTAACAAAACGATGTAATTGTAAGAAGAAAGCTAAAAAAATAATCCGTCAAAAAACATATTTTGGTGTTCCTGGTAAAAGACCGCCAAATCTACCCGTTCGATGGCATATTTAGAATTAATTATATATATTTAATATATATATGACTAATAAAACCAGAAAAAAAAGAGGCGGATTAAAATCACCAAGAAGAACTCCTTTAAATAAAACATTTAAAAAATATAATAAATCATCGAAATATCCTTATAAAAAAATAACACAAAAGATGGCACTAGAAGATTTTGATAAATTAAAGAAAGTTGATGAAGGAAATTGGCGTTCTATAAAAGGCATTCGAATGGTTGATTATGGCACTTATAAACTTAGAGTTAGAACAAAATATAGAGGAAAGTCTAATGTTGAGAGATGGAAAAGCAAATCACATAGAGAAAAAATGTTAGGATTTGCACAGAGATTGCACACTGGTATTTATAATAAAACTGGCAAAGGGAAGGTTGAAGACATTATCCGGTCTGCTATTAGTTTAGCTTGGTCTACTATTAATTCAATGCGCCCCGCGTATGCTATGAATATGTATAAAGCACACGGCGCAACACGTGTATTGGATATAACTGCTGGTTGGGGGGCTAGGATGGTCGGTGCTATGGCTGCTGATATTGATTATATTGGAATCGATAGTAATCAAAAACTTAAACCCGCTTATAATAAAATTAAAAAGCTTATGAATGGCAAGGGAAAAAGTAAAAGCAACGTTAAATTATTATTCCAAAAAGCTGAATCTGTTGATTTTAGTAAATTGGGTTATTATGATTTTGTTTTTACTTCACCACCATATGAATATCTTGAATTATATGAAGGCATGGAAAAATACGATGGGGAAGTAGGTCAAGCAAGTAGTGGATTGAAATTAAAAGGTAGACCTGAATTTTATGAAAAATTTCTCATACCAACTCTTAAAGAAGCTTATAAATATCTTCCAAAGGGTAAATTTTTATGTTTAAATATGCCTGATAGTATGTATGATGAAATTAAAAGTAGATGGAAGCCCGCCGATAAGTGTGATTTAGATTATATGATTTCTAAAAGACACGGCAGTACTTTAAAAGTTTCTGAGAGAAAAGGAAAAGAAAAGGTGTATTGTTGGAAGAGCAAGTATTTTTTATGGCAAAAATAAAATGTATATTTTAAAATTTTAATATATATTTTAAAATTCAACTTATTGGGAGAGAAAAACCCCCATATAATTGAATAATTGATTTAAAAATAAAAATTATAATTAAATTAATATGCCATATAATTATTTACTACAACCAGGAATATGCAAGGGAACAACCGTATTAAAATTCGGTTTAAGTTATAAAGACGATCGGTCAAGAATATTATCATATGGAAAAAAAACGTTTGTCTATTATGAGATAGATACTATAAATCCCAAATTAGTAGAAGACTATCTTAAAAAAGAATTTAATAAAAAATTTGAACTGCACGACGGACAAGAATATTTTAAGGGAGATGTCGTTGCTATGTGTGAGACGTTTTTGAATATATGTGAAAAATACAAAAATATGAAATATGATACATCAATTGAAGTAGAACAACGAGAGTGCCATAAAAAAAAAATGAAATTAACTTTTCACAAAATTAATACTATGATAGAGTTGTCATCGAATGATTACTACGAGTATCAGCTTAAACGTTTCAATGAAGAACCCTTGTTTCAAAGATCTAACATAATGAAGAATACAAAATGCTATCCTTATATTACATTTGAAGGGTGGAGGGACACCGAGTGGCCGGAGTTCATCAAAAATATATATATAATAGATAAAAAAAAGCGGACAGGCTGCTTTACAACATACGATAATCAATTGCGTCCCTTTCAAGCAATCGGTGACGCGGAAACTCTTGAAGGATGGGTTTGCCACCGCGGCGGACGAACCAATTGGTCCTATGTTGTGTCTGAAGACGGAGAGGGGCTATGTTTGAAAAGAAACCATTTTATGATGGACGACGGAAACATGTATACGTATGATTATATGAATGAACGCGAAACAAATAGATTAGTAATTAATGATATTATTAAAAAAGCTCATAAAGCATATACGAAGTTGCCATCAAATAAACGCGACATAATTAAAAAACACAGCAAAAGTGGTATAGCAGGTGGTATGGGAGGAGAAAAAATATATATTTGATATTTGGGGGGACAGGGAGAGAAAAACCCCATAATAATTAAATAATTATATTAGAGATAAAATAATCTTTAATATAATGTTGTTTCAAGTGATAGATGTTTTAAAGAATATTAATTATGATAAGCAAGAAACGATAGAAAATTTATATTGGTTGGAATGTTTGTCGTTGGGATTATTAGTGGGGTTATTTCTGCTTTCATTGGTATGTTATTTTGATTTGGGTTTTGATGGATTTTTACACGGAGATACTTTTTATTTTTACGTTATTATTTCTATAATCACTTGTATGATAGGGAATTATTCGGCAAAAATTCATTATGAATGGTATTTGTATTGGGTTAAAGAAAGTAACAGCCGTAGGTATAAATATAAATTAAACTAAATAATTTTTTGTCGAAGACAAAAAATGTGGAACAGGTGACTTCAATTTATAGATAAGTTAGAGGGTAAAATGGGGGTAAATTTGGCTTGGAAGGCGGGTCTTGGGGGGAAATTTGGCTTGGAGCTTGTAGAAGGGTGTCTTGGGGGGAAATTT